ATCTTCCTTGTTCATATCGGTCCATAGTGACGCACCAAAAAACATTGTGCCATTGATATCAACACATTCTTTTTCTAGAATATGAAGATTGACCAGATAACCAAGGTTAGTACGGAGATTTGTAAGAGACTTAGCAAAGTCACCGTGATAATGTTCATGGTTTCCGAGAATGTAAATGACATGAGGAAATCGTGCAGAGCATTCTTGGAAGAAAGTATGAATTTTATTAGACTTATCATGCTCACCTCGGAGGTTATAAGTATCACGGGCAAAGACTTCCTTGGCAACACAAATATCACCAGAGAGAATCAACACATCCGCATTTTCGGTGTTCTCCAAAGAAATCGTACCGAATTCCAGATGAACATCAGAACAGAGAGCAACTTTCATTTTATTTTCTCCAAAGAATCTTTCCGCATATAGTGAATAGATTGTGTATTTGATTGTGAGGGTGGTTGTTTTACAACCGGCAAGAATTCAACACCATCTATTTCTTTAGATGGCCAATGAGAATATGTGTAATACACTTCTGCTTGGGAAATTCTATTACGCATTTTAATTGGGTTATACATTTTCATAATCTAATCAACATAATCAAAAAACAAACGGCAAGGATTCCAAAAGTAAATGTCCGACCCAATAGTGCGCCTAGGAATGTACCTAAAACAAAAAGACTATATGAGGATAAGAAAATTTCCATGTTAGAATCCGAGTTACTTACAAGGATTCTAACAGAGCTACGTCACTTTGTCAAGGCTTCTGTTGTATTTTTGCTACAACCGATCTCAATTTTTCGTGGTTTCTTTTCTTCTGGAATGATGTTTACCAGATTGATGACCAATAAACCGTCAGCGATATCAGCATCTTTAACAACGATGGTATCAGAAAGTACAAATTTGTGGGAAAAATCCCTTGTACCGATACCACGGTGTAGATACTTATCGGAGGTTCTTGCGGTCTTGATTGATCCATTCACGTAAAGTTTTCCACCTTCCGAAGTGATTTCAATTTCATCACGCTTGAAGCCTGAAACGGCAATTTCAATCGTGTAATTTTCATCATCTTCTTTAAGAATGTTGTATGGTGGATAGCTTTGAACCTTAACACCTTGACCAAGAAGATTGTCGTATTCCTTGATAGTGCTTAGTAGTCGGTCGAAACCGACAGTGGACGGAAGCAAAGATTTGCCGTATGGCAGTGATAGATGTGTCATAGTTTTCTCCTAAAAGCGAGTTAATTAAAATTACTACCCCGAAGGCATAGTATTCCTGCTTACTTAATACAGGGTCAACTAACGAGTGACAGTGCAATTGCCCGGACGCCTTTTACCATAGCATCAAACAGCCCTAAGGTGGGCTCTTTTTATTTATCCGCCGATTGTGGTTTTTTGCTACCAATGTTATATTTGGGTACAAGTTGCCAATCGTTCTTCTCTTTGTGAGACAGAATTTTAACTTGAGATAAAGAGACTGTCGGCTCCACAGTCTGTTCTTTTCTAACAATTTTAATAAGTTCCCAGTCTTCCAGCAAGTTGGTGACAGTGTTTCTCCGAGCAATATCATTCTCGGTGAGATCGGTTGGTTTACCATCCAAAGAAAACAGTTCTTTAAAATGTACAATATAATACTTACCTTGCTTATGTAGAATGTGGCAAGATTGGTAAAGTATTTTTTCTTTTTTGGATGCAACACCGATGCGTGTGAGAGTTTCACGTACTTTTAAAAAGTCGTCCTTTTCACCTAGTGTCACCTCTACCATATCTTCTATTTTAATCATTATTTTTTCACTCCGCCTTTATCTAGTTTTTCTTTTATCAAAGCGATTTGTTCATCTGAAAGAACACGTAATGCCTCTTTAGCTTTTTCGTTGGAATAGCCAAAGTATTCTTTAACACACTCTAAATCCTTGACCGCCGCCTGTTTTTGCCAAGCGTGAAACTTGCGTTTCATAGGTCTAATTGTATTTAGAAGATATTGGAATTGTAAAGTTTCTGGTAGATGATGATTCATATTCAACTCATTTACATATAAAATGCAATCGAGTTGATATGAGAGTGAACGATTAATGAGAAAGGGTTTATATGATTTGAAATCTAATTCTTCATCAGAAAACTTATTTCTTTTGTTTAGAACTACTTCAACAAAATCAAATGGGCTCATATTATTCTCACTTAAAAGAACAATCGGCCATCAATTCTGTCAGGAATGCCATCAGGTTAATCTCTTGGTCTGCAACGAATGCAGATTGATACTGATATTTTGCAAGATGCAAAACTGCTTGAGGAATACTATCTGGTGTCATAACCTCATAAAGAGATTCATAAATCTTTCTGAAGATAGAAGCTGAATCGGAGTCAATATTATTGATAACCCACTTTCGAGCCAGACCAAAGTCTTTCTCTTTTACGGCTTTAATTAAATCAGAAATTTGTAGGTCGGATACAGATGCAAGGATGCCCTTGTCAATTGTACCACCAACAGAATAACGCTGTAGTTCATTGAGAACACGGCGATTATCTGGAAAGTGTTTTGTAATAACTGATGCTACAACTTGCTTGTCGTATACAACGTTCTCTTGTTCAAGAATCCATTCCACACGCTTGAAGAACTGTGCGGCCATCTTAGCTTTTTGACCATTTTGAATCTTGAATTCAACAACAGAACAACGAGAATGTAACGGATCAATGATACGATTCTTGAAGTTACAAGTAAAGATGAAAGAACAGTTAACTGCGAATTCTTCCATTGCACCACGGAGTGCAGGTTGTGTGGAATTTGGATTTAGATAATCAGCTTCATCAATAATGATGACCTTGCGGCCACCAGAAAGGCTCATTGATGATGCATAGTTTTTGATTTTGTTGCGGAATGTGTCAATGCCGCTTTCGTCCGACCCGTTGATGACGATGTAGTCACAGCCAACTTCTTCACATAGGGCTTTTGCGATTGTAGTTTTGCCGACCCCTGCGGATCCAGCAAGTAGCAAATTTGGGATTTCTTTTCTGTTAACATATTCCTGAAAGGTTGTTTTAATAGACTCCGGAAGAATACAGTCCTCAATTTTGTGAGGACGATACTTTTCCACCCATAGCATTTGGTTGCTTTCCATTCAAATTCTCCATAATAATATAATAATTAAAGGAGTGAGCCGTCTTGCCACTCCCAACCCAAACATAGTGCCATCATTTTACGATGAAACCAGTTTGGTTTTTTCACGATAGAAATACTCAACCCATAATTTCCACCAATTCGATAAAAACCAGAATATTTTGGCGGTACATAAAAACTATATGGCTGAGTAGCCGCATTCGTTATGTAAGGGGATGAGTTAGGCTCACTCATTTCGTTTCAGTCATTCCGATGTAGAGTGCTTCAAACTCATTATCTTCCGTGACTTCTTCTTGGAAAGATTGTTTGTGGTGTGTCTTTGCCATACGGCGAAGAACCTTTTTTGGAATTTTAAAGTTATCATAAAGTGCATCGATAACATCTTTGATAGCTTCTTTGTGTGAATCGATAACTGTCATTTCATTTGAAATTTCAGAGAGAGCATCACGAATGGATTTGAGTTGGTTCTCATCAAAAGAACCATAGAGTGTAGTCACAGCAGTCATAATTATTCTCCGTACTTAGAACCAGTTTCAGTTGTCACCCAATATTCGACAGGAACAGTTGTGTTCTTGAAGTGACCAATACCTTTAGAAGCAATAGTAACTTCATATGCACCAGGAACAAAACGTAGGTTTTCGGTTGCAAAGAACATACGATATTTTGTACCAGTTCCCTGTACGTTTAAGGTTGTCGAGTTAACATGTGATGCATCATCTTTGGCATCAAAAGTTTCAATAGAAACAGATTCACCATTTGAGACAAAAGCAATGTTAGGAGAACCAAGTGCTGATGCAACTTTAGAAATCCACTCAAGGTCTTGTGCATCAAGTGGGAATTTAATCTCTGCATTCTCCATCGAAATGGTTTTATCGGGTGGAACGAGAATAGTTTCTTTAGCCGCTTTGCGATACTTGGTGCTAGAACGGCCACCAAGACCCTTGATGACAATGTTCTTTTCTTCAACTTCAATTTCAGGTTGTGCATCACGTGCTAGTGTGAGTGTGCCCAAGAAATTGTTGAGGTCGTGAATACCAAATTCAGACTCAAAGGTATCGGTTAATTCTGCTCTCGCAAGAATGTTTTTTTGTTTAGAGATAGTTTCAATAACATTACCGGGCTTAACATAGATACCCTCATTAATCGTGGCAAAGTTTTTAAAAATACTCATTGTATTTGTGGAAAGTTTCATAACAATACTCCTTAAGTAGGTTCTTGAATTGTATCAGGTCCGAAGGAACTAATCAAGCAATTCTTCAATTTTTTCTTCAAGTCTTCCAGACTTCCATCATTGTCGATAGTGTGGTCAATATCACCACCAACCCATCTCCATTCAGATTCATGCACACCAGATTGGTTAATCATAAATGCTTCAGCTTTATGGTCATCACGGTTTGCTTTTGCGGCAATTTCATACCAATGTGGTTTGATGCCACGTTTAATTTCAATTAATGTGCCACGGTGCTTATTGATAAAAGAAATTTCATTCTGAAATCTAACATCAGTGATAACATAATTTTGTTCAGGTGCATTATCGATATAGTTTTTCAACTTAATCACCCAAAAATCTTTATGAAATACATCACGACCAACTTCTGTACCCATGAGTTGTAGTGCCAGCCTAGGTGTAAATTCTTTTCCAAGTTCGTATGACCAAAAATCATCCGGCTTTTCTCGCCATTCACGTGAATGTTGTGTATCACCTTCTAGTAAATGACGAGGCCATCCAAACATTTCTGCTGTGACATCCTTAACACCTTTAGCAAAGGACACGGGTGTAAAACCCATGTCTTTTAGCAGGTCACCTGCTGTACCTTTACCTGAACCAATAAATCCAAGTAAACCCACAATCATTACATTTCTCCAACATAATTCGCTACGGCAGGCATGTCACCTTGGAAATGGTATGTGCCAATGTGTTGTGTACGCATCCAAGGGCAGAGCCAAATTTGACCACCCATGTTACGCCACCATTGGCAGAACATGTAATCTTCTGAGAGATAACGTTCGGATACTGGATCAATCACAGTATCAAAGTATGCATGAATGTAACGAGAGCCGTCAAAGTGTGCTTGACCAACATGGTCTGGCTTGTACTTGAGTTGTGGATATTGTTCTGCAAACTTAGGGAACACTTCACGCTTAATCATCATAAAACCGGTACCAATTTCCATGACTTCAAGTGGTTCAGACACAGAGAATTGTGCGGTACCTTTAACTGGATTGAAAACATAATCACCAGTAACCTTTTCAAGCAGATGTGGTTCAATGTCAGGATGCATTTGAACTGCCTTCTTGACGTTACCCCATTTGATAGCCTTCTTAGGATAAGGACCACCAATAACATCTTTATCTAGTGCCAACAATGCAATCACATCTTGTGGATTGAAGTTGATATCCGAATCGATAAACAACATATGTGAGCAATCAGAACGATTTAGGAATTCATCTACCAAATAGTTCCTTGCACGTGTAATTAAAGACTCATTAAACAAGAATGAGAATTTAACTTCGATTCCATATTGAATACACATACCTTGTAGATCAAGGCATGCCTTCATATAGAGTCCATGGTTTTGCCCACCATACATCGGTGTGGCTACAAACAACTTATGTTTTCTAAGTTCATCTGTTTTAATTTGAATTTCCATTTGTGCTCCAAAAATAAAAAAAAGGAGAGACCATTAAGAAATGGTACTCTCCCGTATCAAACCAAAATTAAGCGGTTTGTGGACGAACGCCCATAGCACGGCATTGTGCTTTGAAAGACTTGGAAGGAGTTCCAAGACGATAAACAGCAACCTTAGAGCCATCAGCACGTGACTTAATGTTGGTGTAGATAGCATAGCCTTCGGTACGCAACTCAGCAATACGTGCGGCAACATTACTGATACCGAAACGTGAGCGAGCCTGTGCTACGCTGAATGTGTTGTAACCTTCCTTCTTGGTCAAGGTTTGCAACATTTTTTCCTTAGCGGATAATTTTTTCATAATAAACTCCATTTTAAATTTAAGAACACTGCTCATACAAGCAATTCACAGTATACAATTATGTAGGATAAAAGTCAAGTGTTTTAGCGGTACACTTGAGAATTTGCCAAAATAAATCACCTACCCACCTGGCCAAGGTACTTAGATTTAGTTTCTTCCCAAGTCATGTAGACCAGGTCATCATAGAAAAGAGTTTCATATGAAACATTATTTTTCTTCTGCAATTGGCGGATACGACCTTTGGCATACTTGATCTTCCATAGTTCCGAAAGGGCTTCCTCAGAGGTGTCGAAAGACTTTACGAGTTGTTCTTCGGCAATTTCTCCACGGAGAAACTCATTCGTATTATTGTAGAGAGGTGAGAAATAGATACCACGTTGGTGTGCGGTGCGTGTTAACTCTTTTGGTATGCCAAGTTTTGGATACAAGAAGTGTAGTGAACGATTCTTGTGGTCACGTTTGAACGGAAGACCTTTATCGTTCTTAGCTTCCCACCACTCAAAGTATTTTTCTGTGTGGTTCTCTTTCAGCCAGTTCCAAAGCATGTTTAGTGTGGACTTCCGTGGTTCAAAAGCAACAGAACCAGATGAGAAACCCATCTTGTTCCAGTGTTCAAGCCCATCATATTGAGAAAGCCCACCAGACTTAGTATTTCCATACAGAGAAGTGGTTGTAACTCCGGCAAGAACATCACCATATTTTTCTTTCCACAATTTCTGAACTGTATCAGACAGGCAAAGCAACGCAAGTAGTTTACCACCCATGTAATTGAAACCGAGCGGCTGGAGTGGAACAATAGACGAACCGATTGCAGTGTGGTTAATCATACCACCTTGAGTTTTCTTTTCACGTTCCCATCCAATAGCAGTATCACGTGGGGTCAAATCAAGAAAGTCGGAAGAAATACAAACAACACCAAGATACTTACCGGTCACATCATCCTTCACGATAAAGTTAAGATTTCGACCAATGTTCGAGTTGTTCTTCATCGTTGAGATAAAGGTACGTGTCGTGTTCCACAATATAGGAAGGTCTTTAGTACGCTTCTTGTCGCTTTTTATGGTCGTACCGTCAATTCCTGTCGTGAATTTTGATCCGGAGTCATCAGTGAATTCCATAACAGGGCGCAGATTCATAAAGTCATCAGGCGATTCTGGTATCCAGATGTTGCTCTTGGCAATGTCGATGTACTTACCTTGTTCTTCATCAACCAGAACCTTCTCATCACCCCAAAAAGTGTTATTGGTTTTTGTTGGAAACTTTTCTTGAACTTCACACCACTTCTGGAACAAAGTATATTCTTTAACGTCCATGTTGGACGCATAGGTCAAATCTTCTGTGAGGACTTTTTTCAGTTCTTCGGTATCGATGTGTTCAAATGAACTTTTTGGATTCTTTTCCGACCATTCTTCCCACTGTTTCTGCACATGTGTGGGCCACTTTTCGTTTTCAACATCAGAATCGTTTGACATTAAATTTTTCTTTCACCTTGTTAATCATCATTTTTTGTGCCTTGCGTCTTTTCTCGGCAAGTTTGGAACGCTTCCTCATTGCCATTTGCATAGCCAATGGCTTCACATGCATAGTATACACTACTCCATTCATGTGGTCAAGTTCATGTTGAAAGCAACGTGCAGTTATTCCGGCAAACTTTGCTGTTTTGGTAGCACCGGTGAAATCTTGGTACTCCACTTCAATTGTGGATGGACGTTCAATGTTCAGGAATAAATCCATATATGAAAGGCATCCTTCTTCCATTCTGGTTGTTTCTTCTGAAACAGAAATAATTTTTGGATTAAAGAACGCTACGTACTCATCACCTGAACCCATGACGAATACACGATAGTTGTACCCACATTGGTTAGCTGAGAGACCTAAACCATTGTACTTCTTACAAGTCTCGACTAAAGAACTGGCAAATTCTGACGGATTAACTGGTGGATTAGAAAAGTCAAACTCTGGTAGTTTAGATTTTAATTCGGGGTGTGTTTCGGGTACGAGAGGAAAAATTTCAATCTTTTTGGAGATTGTAGGTAAATCTTTTTTCCAAGAATCGGTATCAATTACTAAAACATCATTTTTTATTTCATTCATTTTACGACCTGTGAGAAGTTATTTGTCTTTTGAAATTTAATTACGGACCTGAACTTATCAAAAAGTTGGTCACCTTTATGTGAGATTACAAATACATTTGTATTATTATCTAGGCTGTTCAGAAGTTTAAGGAATTCTTCTGTACCAACACCGTCAAGAGAAGAATCGAACACTTCGTCAAGAACCAATAGATTTGTATTCACCGAGTTCTTCATCTTGGCAATCTGTCTCCATGTGAACAGGAGAGCAAGATCAATACGCATCTTTTCTCCTTCAGAGAATGATGCATAGGAGAATTCATCACGATGACGAGACTTGATTGTTTCTTCGAACGATTCATTCAAATTAAAGTTAACAAAGAAGTCCATTGATGTTAGGTACTTGTTAATTAACTTGTTCATAACAGGGAGATACTGTTTAATAATTTTAGTTTTAATGCCAGTATCTCTAAGAAGTGTTGCGGCAAACTCATGATATTGTTTATCTAAGGATAGTTTTTCTGCAAGAGTTTCGGCTTCTTGGAGTTCAGCATTCAAAACTTTTAACTTTTCATCATCATTTTCCGTTGAAACGGTACGTGTTCTAAGTTCTGCAATTTCTTTTAGTAGTTTTGCATTGTACGTATTGATGCTTGATACTTGCGTATTTAACTTAACGATTTCGGAATTATGTGCATTGATATGCTTTTGTACGCCTTCAATTTCTTCCAAACGGTCATAAACGTTCTGTAGTTCTTGCTCCAGCTTTGTTGTGGCGGTTGTTATTTCTGTAATCTTAAGTTGTTTACCTGTTACTTGGCTATCTTTTGTTTCTATTGCAATAGCTTGTTGACATGTCGGACAGTTATCGTTGTTCTCATAGAAAGAAATTTCTTTGTTTAACTTTCTTACATTGTCTTCAAACTTAGATTGTAGAGTTATCAACTTTGTACTTCTGGATGCAACAGTAGTTTTATCTGAAATTTTATCCGTCAACTGTTTGATGTGTTTCTGTATCAGTACAATATCTTTTGCAACTTTGTTCAGATACGTGTCGTTGTCTGTTACTTCTTTAACCTTTTTGTTGATTTCAACAAGATGGTTCTTCTTGTTTTCTTCCAGATTCTGTTTCTGTAAATTTATTTTTTCAGTGGTCAACTTGACCGTATATTCAACCGTTTTCTGTTCATCTTTAATTGTTGAAATCTTATTCTTTACGATGGCATTCATAGAGGAGAAAATTTGAATGTCAAGCAAGTCCTCAATAATTGCTCTGCGGTCAGCAGGCGATAACTGCATGAACGGAACAAAAGACGCGGAACCAAGTATCACTACTTGCGTAAACGATTTATAATTAAGTTTAAGAATGAACTTTTCGAGGTGTTCTTGATAGTCTTTTGCTTTTGCATCCTGATTAACAAGTACAGCGTCACAATAGATTTCAAACGTATTGGGTTTAATACTCCTAACAACCTTGTATTGTTTTTTACCAATCAATAACTCGATCTCAACTACACAGTCCGAGTTATTGATTGTGTTCATCAACTGAGGTTTGTTAATCTTACGGAAAGGTTTACCAAAGAGCCCGAACGTGAGTGCATCCAGTATGGTTGACTTACCTGCACCGTTGTGACCAACTATTAGGGTATTTGTTGACCTTGTCAGGTCAATTTCTGTAAATGCGTTACCTGTGGAAAGAAAATTTTTCCACCGAACTTTTTGAAAAATAATCATTATTTAAATTTTGGACCTACAGCCCACACTGTTATAGATTGTCTATTACCTGAAATGATTGGTGCTACTTTATGTAGCAAAAATGAGGGGAACATCAATACTGATCCTTTTTTAAGGTTTGTTTCCCACGGAAATTGTTCAGAGAAGTGATTGATCTGAAAATTACCTCCCTCAAAATCAACTCCCGGCTCATTTAAAAGTAAAACAACCGTCAACTTACGGAGGTTTTCCATAAGATTGTAGTCAACGTTTTTACTACCTAGTGGTAAATCCATATGAAATTCATGCTTATCGCCAACATTATACTTTGCAAATTGCAGATAGTTAAATCCATACAAATCAAAGTTGAAACTTTTGTCGTTGTAATGTGCAATGATGTTATTAAACTTCTCCCACATCCAAATGGTTTGTTCATCAGGTTGACTCATCAGTACAACATTTGTTTTACGTTGTTCTGGTATATGTGATGTGTCTGCATATTCACCACCTGGATGTGTGGTATGATTCAACTCGAAGTATTGTGAAATGAAATCACATTCACTGTGTGTAAAAAATTCATTATTAACAATGAATCGTGGAATAAAAAACATTTTTTCCGCCAACTCATTATTAACCATTATTGTTGGTGCGCTCATTCTGATTCCTCATTTAATGCTTCAACATACAACACTCTTAAAAGGTTTTTTATTTTATCTTTTTCCAAATCAGTTGTCAAGTTATCAACGTACTTATTTAAAATTGTTGTGGTATCTTCTGCTTGATCCACATCATCATCTTGGAGGTCTTCTTGTTCGGTGAAATCTTCGGCAATCGTAATGTCGATAGGTCCAATCTGGTAAAGTCTATTGATTAGTGTGTCGAATAGGTATGGATTGGTTTTATTAACCACCACAACTTTGACATAGCTAGTCTTTAACTGTGTTAAATCCATGGATGTAATGGTTTTAATGTCATCAACTTTATCATCATAGATAAGTTTTTTGAACATCTTGTTTGGATTTTGGATAAATTCTAATTCATGTGTCTTCAAATCAAACAGGTGAAAACCTCTTGGATCATCATAGTCCTGCCATGTCAATTCATATGGATTACCAAGATAATGTATGTTTGCACGGCTAGACTTGTGGTGGTAGTGACCGGAGAATACCATATCAAACTTGTTGAACATCTTTGGTTCCAGACCTTCATGTGAAGGTGCACCACGATACATTTGGAAACCTTCAATCTCAAAGTGACCCATACAGATTGTGGAATCTGTAAGTTTCAATGTATCCATAGAATCATTATAGTTCTCTGAACAAATCCATGGCATCATGCAAATTGAAGTATCACCAATAACAAGCTGAGGTGTCGGACTCTTTATGATATTAATGTTATCATATTCTTCCAACACTAACTTCGGTGAATTAACATCGTTAGTGTTCTTGTAATATGTGTCGTGATTACCGACCAACATATGAACATGAATGCCACGTTCTTGAAGTTTATCAAAGAACATCTTCTTCGCACGTTGAAGTGAATAGAAGTTTACATACTTGCGCCTGTCAAACGTGTCACCAAGAATAAGAACAGTATTAATTCCGGCAGAATCAATAGTAGGAAAAAATGTTTCATCATAAAATTTTTCATAAAAATCCAGAAAGTGTAGTGAATCATTTCTTGCGCCAAAGTGTTGGTCAGTTATTATTGCGACTCTCAATTCGTTTCCTCAATTCGGTACTGCTATACGTATGTGGTCGGGAGTTGTAATAAAACTCTTTGTCCAGATGTTTGCCAGTAAAGGTTTTAGTCCTATACTCCTCGCCAAGTATTCTAACATGATAGTTCACTGTTGTCAATAGATTCAACAAGTCTTCCTCAGTGGAATACGGTATAATTTCATCAACGTACTTGCAACCTTTGAGTTGCACATACCGTTCGTAAACTTTTTGTACCGGTTTATTTTTCTCCGGTCTATCTATTGTTGGATCGGTCTGAAGACCAACAATCAGGTAATCACAGTGTTGTTTTGCTTCTTCAAGCATCAATACGTGACCAGCATGGAATAAATCAAAGCATGAACATGTAAAACCGATTTTCATATTATTCTTCCAAAAACTTCTCAATACCTTTGTTCTTCTTTATTTCCTTTTTCTTTTTCTTGGTTTCTTCAAATGTTTCAATGAAGTCGGAAATGTTTTCGTATAGTTCAAAAGGCTTAGCTGGAGTATCATCGTAACCCATCAGTTCAGATTCATTGAAGATACCAAACTGTTCTGTTGCTTTGTACTTTACATAGAGTTGTTTCTTTTCTTTTTGTATTCTACGTAAGAATGCAAAGTAAATAATTTGTGTGAAGTATGCAAAGGGATTGCTCGACTTAGAAACGTCAAAGTTTTCAAAGTACATAAGACAGTTTTCAATTCCGTCACCGACCATCTCATCTCGGTATGAATAGTTAATAAAGTTTGGTTTGTGTGACAGACCTTCAGCAATCTTCATAAAGCATTCGCCAATGTAGTTGGGAATTTTTGGTTTCGGTGCACCAGTCTTTTTTGCCTCAGCTACAGCCGCTTGGTATTGCAAGAGTGCTTGGCAAAAATCTGCGTTGTTGATGTAATGCCTTTTTGGTTTTGCAACCGGCATTGGTATTGTTTCTTGTTCCATGATATATGTACCTTTAAATTGCTTGACTTCCACTTGACAAAGGTCTACACTCCAGAATGTAGCCTCTGCATGTTAATTAATGAACTACGGATATATCTGGACCAACAGAGTCCAGCATCATAGTCATCAAATCTTTACTCATTTCTTCTTCATTCATTTCGGATGAATCTTCCTCCACCGACTTAGCTTTGTGGATAGAATCCACAGCACCCTCAAAGTATTCAGAAAATTCAGATGTGGGTTCCAAAATAGTAACAATCTCACTCTCCGTAATAAATGCCTCATTGTTTTGTATGAGTGGTGCAGGTAGCCAATGATCCATCATAATAATTTGTTTACCCGATCTTACATCACTCTTAAGTAGAACTACCATAGGTTCTCTAACAATGAAATTTAATTTATCTACTTGTTCGAGATATGCTATAATATCTTCACCTGATTTAAGACGTAGTATTTTTATTGCTTCCATTTTTTAATCCTATCTTATAGAGTTTGTAGGTGAATTTCTCCTCATTATATATCTTAGTTCGTTCTACGAAATGTTTGAGTGTAAAATTCATATAACTCTTATAACGGAGGTCATCTGCTATATCGTAAAGAACGGCTTCAGTCTTACTGTCACTGATTCGTAAACCGCGTCCAATAGATTGGAGATTTCGAACTCTTGATTTGGATGGAGATGCGAATATAATATTATGGAGATTCCTAATATTAATTCCAGTGCTAAAGGTACCATAACTAGCCACAATAATAGCGTCATTTTCATCTTCCGTTATACGTCTTACTTCTTCACGTGCTTCAGTGTCGGTTTTACCATAAACAAAGAAGACCTTCCTAGTACCGATGTTTTCGGTCTTAGTTATCATATCATACAATATTTTACCATGTTTGTCAACATATTGGTAAAGAATTAGAGAGTTTCCATTCAAAGATACCGCAAGATTTTTAATAAATTTATTTCTATTTTCATTTAGAATTAAATATTCAATTTCTTCTTGATAGGTTTTATCTTTCATCAATTTACAGATTTCATCATCATGCTTTAGTACCAAACACTTTATCATAAAGTCTGCTAGTTGTTTGTTGTCCATCAGTTCTTTGGTCGTTGTTACCTTTTCAACTTTACCAAAAAGACCTTCTAACACCAACTTGTGTGTTTTTGTTCCATCAAGTGTACCTGTGAGCCCAATCCTGTATTTCGCATTTTTGCACTGAGACAAGATACCTGTGAGTGATTGTGCTTTAAACAAATGTGCTTCATCACCAATAACAAAATCGAACTGCTCAAAGTATTCTTTAGATTGTGTGTAGATCGACTGCCAAGTTGATATTGTCAACGGAGCATCGGTACTCTTATCTTTTCCTTGGTAAATACGATGGACGCTGGTTGCCACGTCCCAGCCATTCGCAGTAGAATAGTCTGTGAAGTCTGCATGTAACTGCTCCACCAATGATGTTGTTGGAACAATGATAAGACCTTTACTACACTTATAGTCCAGCAATTGACGTATGATGAGATATATGATGAGAGACTTACCTGATGCCGTTGGTGATAACAACAAACATCTTTGTTTTCTCATGGCATGTACATATGCATTCTTCTGATAGTCTCTCACTTCAATGTCTTTATTTCTCGACTGCAAGGAGAGACCAGCAATGAACTTATCGGCATGATATACGGGGTAGTCATCAGTCAAGTCTGGTCTTGGATCACCATACTCCAGAATGTACTCACGCTCGGAACAAAACGCCTCTATGTACGGAAGCAATCCATGATACAGTTCAAAGGTGCGTAAATCAAATAACCTTATTTTACCGTCCCAGATTTTGTTTCTGAATGCTGGAGTGAATTGGTGACCAGGTACATAAAATGTGAAGTGGTCTGAAAGTTCTTGAGCAGTAGACCGTTCACATTTTATTTTTACATATGATTCGTTTCTTTTTGATACAATTATTTTAGTTTCCACCGATGAATCTTTCCCATGCAATATAATCTTTCAATTGGAAAGTTCTGCTTCTAAGTTCTTGTAGAATAGATTCACACACGGCAATTGCTTCATCGTGATACATTTTCTTTTCTAACAAACGAATAAGTTCTGCGTCAGATTCAATGTACTTCTCAATTCCCTGTTTCGTCTTTACATTTAACAGAAAAGGTTCCCAACCATATTCTTCTAGTTCTTCCTGTGAAAGAGAACCATTATAGTATTCTTCTTTGACTTTACGCATACGTGAATAATCAAAGTTCACACGTTTCATAGCAAGTCTGTGGTTCACAAGAATCTTTAGATACTTATTATGTAGTGTGGGTATTTTTAGCAGTTCTTTTCCTGGTTCCGTGGAATCAATCACAGAATCTTTTTCCCACTCTTTCAAAATTTCTTCAAGTTTGCTCATCATAATCTCCATTGCAAAATTACATTATATCACGATATTTTTTCCAAGTCAAACCAATCATATTTAAAAGTTGCTGTTGCAACCATGTGGTCTTCTGCCGACAAAGTGGTATCGAATTCTAAGTCACTAAGAGAGGTTGGAAAAATGTTATTCAGTTTGATTCTAAATTTTGGATTGTTTTGATTCGACATTACGGTAAATATAGCTTGCTTCGTATTTTGTTTTCTTTTTGTATAACTACTATTGACTTTTGATAGATCATCCATCCATTTGTAAATATTTGTCCATGCAGAGAGGTCTTCATTTACCATAAACGTGATATCAAACGTATTGTATTCTAGCTTTGTACCGGAGTGAAACAAATCTATGTTCGGTGTTTGTTGTACAGCCATGCCTAAAGTGACACCAGGTATGTTGGCTTTTTGGCAAAAATACATGGTCTGAGATATTTCCGGGAACGTGACCACATATTTTGTGGGTTGCAATAAATTTGTTGTACTTGGTGTAGTTATGATAGCTCCACTCATATTATCTCCTTAATGATCTTAGTATTTAGGAACCAACTTTTGTGCATTTCCAACCTTTGTTTTGTTTGATTCTTCCCTGAGAAACCTTGACCATATTGCCTTGATCCAATCCATTTTCTAAACAAAATTGTCTAAGGTTAACAATATTAATTTGTTTACCTTCTGGTGTTGTCAACAACCAAGCGCACTCCAAACTTTCTTTTGCTCTTTGTTTTTGATGATCTGTTTGTGGTTTACCTATTCTAGATTGGCGCACCTTTTCAATGTGTTCAGGAGTTTGTTTATGTCCTTTTTTCATTTCACTTATTAATCTTTTAGTTTCTTCTGAATGTTCTTTGACAAAAAATCTATGTACAACGCTCGATTCGTTTTTATCAAATTCATATTTGAAATTTTTTAATGATTCTAATATATCGTCCATTTGTTAACTTAATGTAATGGTTATACAAAAAGAGGAACCCGAAGGTTCCTCTAAAAGTGCCACTCTTAATGGTGGCTCTGTATCACAGAATCACATTAGGTTGGCGACTCTGAAAATACGGTAGTACGTATTACGCTTAGAGTACAACTGACCTAGATCAGCGTCTGTACCAGCAGCAAACGGATTTGCAACCATGCCGTAACGTGTCTTGAAACCAATCTTTGGTTGGAATGTGTACTGGTCAACTGCACGAACCATTTGTAGCGGAACGTATGGGCAGTAGAATAGACCAGCGTCATAAGGAGAAGAACCCTTATAACCGATTGTTACCAATTCTTGGTTAGATGTGTAACCACCGAAGTACGGGTCGATATAGACCTTGATACGACCGTGGAGCAAACCAGCGAATGTGTTGCCAGTGTCATCAACTTGCAAGTCAGTAGACAATGCAGGAGTGTACTGTAGAACACCAGCCATAGCCATAGCGGATGCAACGTCAGATGATACGATCATCACGTTGCCCTTACCTCTACGAGTTTCTTTGGCAATAACGTTAGCGTCACGTTCAACTTGGAAAATCAAGCCTTTGAAACGCTCAACAGACCAACGACCGTTAGAGTCTGTGTCAAGGTCGAATGTACCAGCAGTTGTTGTACCATACTGAGCACCGTTCTTAGCAACAGTGTAGATTGTACGGATAACTTCACGGTTAATTTCAGCTAGAATTTCTGTAGACAGAATGTTAGACAATTCTGTTTCAGCGTCAAGACCGTGGATTGCTTTCAAGTCTTGTGCAAGTTCTAGTGAGTATTCAGCTTTCAATGCACGGCTTTGAGCAGTAACAGTAACCTTCTCGATAGAGAAAGCCATTTGACCGAAAGCTGTGTTTGACTCAGAACCCAAGTATTCAGCAGTAGCCGTAGGCATGCCGATACCGGTTGTGAATGTGTTAGCTGTAGTGAAACCGTTACCAACTGGGTTGGTGATTGTGTCACCAGTAGTGTTGTTAGCGAAACCGAAACGGTTGGTGTTAGAACTAAGACCAGAGAACTGGGTGTTGGCTTCGTTGAAGAATGCTTCTACACCAGATGCTTTGTTGTTTTCACCGTATTTGGCACGCATTGCAAAGATCAAGCCTGTTGGACCTGTCATTGGCTGAACGCCAGCAACATCATACGCAATCAGGTTAGGCAATGCACGGCGAACCAAAGAGATCAAGATTGGATCAAAATTCTGAATACCAGAACCAGTAGCCATAGATGGGCCGCTGGAAGTAGTTTCGTTAATTAGACCCATTTGAGCACGGTCGGATGCCATAGCTTGAGATTGATTTTCAAGGACCATGGCTGTAACAGCCTTCTTGTATGGATCCTTAATAGCTTCTAATTCTGGGTGCTCCAGAATTGGTTGCCATTTTTGTTTTAGTTCTTCAGATAGTAACATTTAAGTAACTCCTATTTTTAAAAATTAAATGTGGTATATTTATTTAACCACAGATTTTGAGATTGAATTAACAGCGGCGTTGATTAGAGGATCATAAGAAACCTTCGATGGCTTATCTTCTGGCACTTCTACGCCTTCTTCTAGGGCAGATTTTTCACCAGTCTTAATATTGGAAGGAGTATATGCTTCTTTCAATGTACTAACTTTTTCGGTGAAATCTTCCTCAGTTGTGAACTCAACACTCTCTGCGAGTGACTTAAGTTTTTCTACCTGAGTCTGCGTTAGGCCTTCGCAAACTGCTTGCACGGCCTGTACTTTTTTATGTTCATTGATTTCTTTTTTAAATTCAATAGAACGTGAAATTTCTTCGTTCAATTTAGCTTCTAGTTCTTCAACTTTGTCAGCCATTTCTTGAACAACATCCACTTTTTCTTCTGGAATGTCAATGTAGTGTTCGGCGAATAGATTCTTTAGACCACCAATAAAGTCTTCTACGATTTCAGCACGTAGACCGGACTCGATTGCTAGTTCATTTTCTTTCATCCATTCTTCTACCATGTAATTTAGGTAGTCATCGATTTTAGATGCAAAGTCTTCTTTCAGTTCTTCAACTGCTTGTTCGAATTGTTCATGAAGTTGTGACTCTACTTCTTCTGCAAGTTCTTCTACACGTGACATAACGGCAGCTTCGAAAATTGTAGTAGCTTTAGAAACAAATTCTTCTGATAGGTCTTCACCTTGAAGCAATGCATCAATGTCTTCTTTCAGACCTTTTTTAGACATCATTTTTTTCATCATGGCTTTGTCTTTCTTTTCGTCTTCATGGTCTTCTTTTTCTTCTGCTTCAGAAAAAACTTCGCCGTCTTCGTCAATTTCTTCGTTTTGGCCACCGTAAGATTGGAATGTAGCACCTTTGTTTTTGGCCATCATTTGTTTACCGGCTTTGCCTTCAGGTGCTTCAACTGAACCTTGTTCAGCAGGTTGACCTGATAACTTTTTCATTGGATCTGAACCAACTGGTGGTGTAGCGCCTGGAGGTGTAGCTGTTGCAACACCTTTAGTAGCATCTGGACCAGAGTCTGTTGTTTTGGTAACTTCTGTACCAATTTCACCGACTTCTTTTTGACCTGCAACTACGGATGTAGGCAGTCTAGAAGAACCTTCGGTACCTTTTTTTGCTGAAGAAATGCTTTTGTTTAGAATATCAGCGGCAGCTTCAGACAGATTGAACTTTTTAACCATTTAAAACTCTCCTTGGTTTTGTATGTGGATATTTATAATATTACAATTTTTTAAGAAAGGATTCGAAAATATGTAAACTTACTTGTTCGATTTCTTTACGTGAAGCCTTACGAACTTGTTGTATTGCTTCTTGAAGATGAACTTCGGTCCACTTACCTTCTACTAACATCCATTCTTTGCCTTCCATAATTCCCTGTACAAATGCACCAGGTGCAGAAGGGTCGGCTACAATATCTGCCGCTGTGGCAAGATAGAAATCGGGTTGCACAACGTTCACACCGTTGACCATCTTTAAAGAACCCATACCACGGGAAGACACACCTAATTGTGCGCCACCTTCGATAAGGCTTCTTGCGATGTTACCCATAGGCGTATCAAGTATCTTTGCTTTACCAACCCACTGGTTACCGTCTTCACGGAGACCAGTAATCATGTGAGACACACGATCTAAATTGATTGTTGGAGAATCAGGATGTCCTAATTCACCAAAAGCACGATGCTTATTGATATAGTCTTCGGTGTATCTGTGAACTTCTTTACGTAGAGTGTTGAATTCGTAGATACGACCGTTTTTATTTTTCTTTTCGGCAACAAGGAACGGTCCTTCAATATGAAGAACTTTTTTACCATCAGCTTCTTCCGTGAGATAGCTGACTGTTTCGGTAATTTCTTTAATAAGTTTCATCTTACACCCATTGCCTTTCGTTTTCTTAACGATATTTTTCTTTTTCGTAAGATTTGGTTTTTCTTACTTCTAAGTTTAATTTTTGCCCTACGTGCCCCCATCTTACGATGACGCCGCTCTTGTGAAGACATTCTTACGACTTTGCCTCCACGTATTGTATATCCCGGTACAGATGAGAATTTTTTTCTTCTCTGTACTTTGCCAGCACGTATACGCACACGCACCAACTTTGTTCTGCCCATTTTTAGGATGTTTGCCTCATCCAAGCCTAATTTCTCGGCTTCTTCTACAACTATTCGTTGTTTAATTATTTCTAATTTTTCTTCGAATATTTCTTTAATTCTTTCGTCTATTAACTTTCTGGCTTCCGTTAGGTTACCAGAAAGAAAACTATCAACAAGTGACATTATGGTCTCAAACCGTAATTGCCGTAGTTGAATGCCGCAGGATCATTGAACTGACCACGCTGATAATATGCATTGTCTTTACGTAGTTCTAAAATAATTGTATAACTATCTCCGTTACCCATGTTTCTTGTTGTGATACCAATGTTACCGTTTGAACCGGCTGCACCCGCTGTTGGGTTTGGAATTGTAATCCAGTTGCCAGCACCATCATACTCACCATTGGCATTCAAATAGAATATAGTATTTGATGCAGTTGCAGACCAAAATAATTCCACATCGGTATTAGAAGTACCTGGTGTGTCGTACCACATTCTGTTTACAGATAAACCGTAATATGGAAGTGTTGTGTTTGCAGAACCACCATGTACGTTTGCTACAAGAAAACCATTCGTTGCTAAAGCACCAGACAGTGAGTTAGCTGTAATTCTTGATGTGTTTGATTCTTGGCCTGTACCATCAAATCTAGCTGTCAATTTAATAACAACGTGTTGTGTATCATCTTTTAATACGTTAATTCCAAATACGTTTGCCATTTTTATTCCTTAGAAAACTTTGCGATAGTTTGAAAATGTTTTGCGGAGGCTTCCAACATATCCAGCATCTTCGCTTTATTAGCCTCATTAATTTTTTTGTGTAACTCCATCATCTGTTTTGCCATTTGAGGAGTTATCTCTGATGTTGAACCATCCATGTGTTCTACTACAATGGATTTCTTGTCTTCATTTACCTGTTTAATCTTATCGAAAACAGTTTCTTCAGAAGTAGACCATTGCATATCTTCATATGGAACAGTAACATACTTGTTAATTTTATCTACGTAATAGAGCGCAACCCGTTGACCATTTGGAAATTGGCGCACAGATTTTCTACGCATTATTAAAACGGCAGGCGGATCCAATTCACGTGATAGAGAAGTTTTACCTTCCATAACTGGAGTAGAAGTTGCCATTAAAGCGGAATTGTTTTTTAACTTAGAGAGAACCGGATCGTGTGCATTTATTTCATGGCCAGCCGCATGTAATCGTTGAACATCATTAAGTTTCTCCATAATTGGAGCAAGATATTCTGGATGATGTGCGTGAAACATAATATGTGCCGCATAATCACCAAGGTCAACAGTACCACGTTTCTGGATATCTAAATGATGGTGCAATTCTGTCGGCGACAGTACACCATCTCCATTTTCATCTGGAGAACCGTCTTCTTTAATTTCTCTCTGAAGAAAATCTTTTAGACTTTTCATTATTCCGTTTCTGTTTCAGGTTGATGTTGTGCAATTAAATTTTGTGCAATAACTTGTTTTCTTTGCTCGATAGCGGCAAAGATTTTATCATTGATTTCATTGTACAATGCGTCCCGCATTTGCGTTGCGTTATCTGTAAATGCATTGTCAACTACCGTTCTAAGATTATCATTCATATTATTCTCCATTAAACATCAAATATTTATAACACTCTTTGAAGCATACGCATCGTTGGAGTGTAATCATTGTTTAGGCTCAAATCACCTTTGGGTGATTGTGCATTATCTTGTGGCGCTGGATTTGAAGCAGGTGCTGGTGCACCGCCTCCAGTGACACCACCTGCGCCTCCAGCGCCATCAGGATTCATCAACTCTTGTTGACCTTGCTGTGCGATTTGCATTGGATCCATAATCAATCCAGCTTTCTTTTCTGCATCGATTTGGTCTTGCATCAATTTAATGTCTTCGTCTGTTAGTCTCAGTACATTACGTTGAATCCATTCCATAGAATAGTATCTACCAACATATGGATCAACTGAGCCAAGAAGTGATAGACGTTCACGCACCAATTCTGCTTCTTTAAGTTCGGCAAAATTATTATCTTTTATGAAGTCATAATAAATGTTTTCTTTGAACTCATCAAATTCTTCTGCTGTACAAATACCTTTAAGTACACACTGAACTCTGAGTGCTTGGTCAAAAATTTCAGAAAACTTTTGACGTTGACGATCTACAAACTTGCCAAACTTAACTTCATCACGTGATATTTCACCAACACGACCTAGTGAAAATCCAGATTGGTTTGGATCCAAACGTGAAACTGGAACGTTCAGTGACTTGTATAGTTTCTTTTCGAAATACTTTACATCTTCCAATTCACCAAGATTTTGACCGCCTGGTAGTGTTGTGATTTCAGTACCTTTGCCTCCTTCACGGCGAGGTAGCCAGAAGTCTTCCATCATTGATAGGTGTTTACGGTCATCACGTATTTCACCAGTCTGTGCATCATACACCAACTTGTTTTTATACTTGACCATGATATCACGTAGATATTGTTCTGCTTTTAATTTAGGTAAATTACCTACGTCAATATAAAAAATTCTACGTTCAGGCGCACGTGAAATACGGTAGATAACCGTTGCATCTTCAATCATTCGCAACTGGTTTAATGGTTTAATGGCTTTATGTAAGTACGATAACACAACAGCACGGCGAGAATCCATTAAACCAGAATTAACGTTGATAATTGCGTCTTTAGCAATACGAACACCAACTGGACCGTAACTAGAAGAAGAACCTGATGTTACTTTATCGTTATAGATGTAGTATTCGTTAACTGTTTGTACTACGTCAACTGATGTTCCTGTGTCTTTATCTTTTTTAATCTCACGTACTTTACGAATTTTGCGTGGATCAATATAACGGAGTGCTTTGATACCTTGCGTTGGATTTTTTTCATCTAGAATAATATGATAAAATAATCGGCCGTCAACATAGAATCTACGGAAAGTATCTGTAGCCATGTTTTGATAATTTAACAATCGTAGAACAATACTAAATTCTTCTTCAATCGCCCTTTTAATTTTTTCAGGTTGTTTCAAATCGTCCATAACAATACGAATTGATTTTCCATTATCGTTTTGAACGATTGCTTCGTTGATAATATCATCGATAGCTGATTCAATTTCTGGTTGCATTGCCATCTCACGATAACGAGAAATCAACTCAACTTCATTTTTGGCAGTACCATCCAAATCAACATATGTGCCATAATAGGCGGCAGAAGAAATCGTCAAAGCACCGTCTTCATTAGAAGGCGGCGCAAAGGTTTTCTCCGACTGTTGATCAACATCAGTCTTTTGCCTGGAGATTTGGAAACCGAAAAGATTTAGTGCCATATTAGTTTAGTTCCAATTCAAATAAACATGAGGGGGAAATTAATCCCCCGTATATAATTAAGATGTAGTGTCCGATTCCCACCACTGATATGCTAGGGTTGCTGAAAATTCTTCGATAGTATCGTTAGAACCCCAATCCAAATCAATAGGTGATAAATCAACAGGGAAAGCACCAACAAACTTATAAGATTTTATTACATTGCCTGCTTTGTCAAATTGATCTACTTTAGCATCAACTGAATAACCAATAGGTGAAGTTGCTGCTGCATTACGCAAGTTTCCACCGTGTGAATTGATGCCATTCATCCATGATTCGAATCCTTTACGAACCTTGAAGTTTTCATCATTGATAATAGTAACTGTCCAGTCAGCAAAGTTTCTGTTTCCAACAAACTTCAACTCACGACCAAAGTAATAAAGTGGAACAGTACCAACAGTTGAACCTGGCAATTGTGCAGTCTTGCAAAGGAATGTTAGTGCTTGTCCAGAATTTACTGGGTCGTTAGCGAATGTTGGGAAAGTCATTGTGACTTGGAACAGGTTAGGGCGGGCACCATCTCCGATGAGATTTGCACGAAACTCTGTTACGTTGAAAGCCATTTGTTTCTCCTATTTCTTATTATTTATTAAACGCCACCAACAATTTCGCTGAATTGTACACCAGAGCGAACTGCAATGAAATTCAACTGAATGTAGTTGATAGAACGCGCAGGCTTGATGTAAATGTCACCAATGAATTTGTTGCCATCAATAACTTCTGGAGTATTATTTGTGGTATCACAAACAACACGATAGTCATAAATGCCACGGCGACCTTTAACGTCACGTAAGAATGGCTCAACTAAAGCAATAAATTGGGCACGAGTAAACTCATCATTCAATTCAAATAGAGAAAACTTAGATGCTGATGCAATTGCTTTTTCCAGAACAATAAACAATCTACGAACATTAATACGGCTGAATGCAGATGGTTGTGTTATCAAAGTCTTGTCACCGTACAAAATGGTTCCTTGACCTGGGAAGGAAACAACAGGGTTTACACCAATAGAATAAATGGCATCACGTTGTGCTTGTGTTGGATTCCATGCAAGTTTTACTACGTTTTTAATTGCACCACGACTTACGCCTGCTGGAGAGAACCAAGGATCACGTGTTTGGTCTGTACGAACACATAGTCCAGCAATATCACCGTTTAGTGGAATCCAACGGTACACGTTGTTATACTTGTCGAATTGGTATTTCCAACCACAGTCTGCGACTGCATATGTTGATGCACGGCTCAATGTTGTAATCCAAGTGGTAACAGAAGTTTCAGGAGTTGCGCCGCCAACAATACCAGATTGTGGTGGAGACAAGAACGTTATACAATCTTTACGTGCGGCAGCAATAGAATCGATTGTATATTGTTGCACAGTTTCAATGGCTGTATTAGGACTGATGGTGTTTGAAGACACACCTGCGTCACCAGTAATTATTAATGAAATATCAACTACATCTGGATTGGTAAACTCACTGTAACCTCTTGTATAATCTGCTGTTGTCAAAGGTAAGTTTGTACCGTTTGCAAGTGAAACTGTTGAACCGGTGTTAGCCGCTGCCATGAAGCAACCAGAGAATTGCGTGTTTGCTGTTTGCCCCCACGTAGCAGAAGTGTTTGCAGGATCTACTGGACCTAATGCGTAAATATATTTTGATTGTTCACGCAACACTGTTCTGTAGTATGAAGTTGAACCATCATCGCCTGTCGCATTAGATGCTTTTGATAGGTATGGAAACACTTCAAGAACGGCGCCTTTAGCGCCTTGACTAAACAAACCATCTTCGTCTATAACAACTAAGTGAAATTGGTCGTTTGCACCACCAGAAGAAGCAACAAATGACGAAGTATTTGGAGCCGCAGGGAAATATGATTTGTAAGTCCAAGAGGTGAATGTATTACCGCTGAGGGTGTTAGCATTTGCTGTGTTAGAATCCCAAACAGAAACTTTTAATGAGTTTCCTAATGCGCCTGGGTAACGAGCAACAAATGTTTGTCCTAATGTGTCAACAACATATGTAGTATCATATACATCAACATTGTTAATTGTCAAAAGATTGTTCGTATTTGAAGAAGCATTTCTAGAATTGCTGTTGGCTGCACGAACAACTTGTAGATTGTTTCCATAAGCTAAGAAGTTAGCCGCTGAAAAGAATGAAGTTGCAGTGTTGCCGTCTGGATTCCCAAACTTGTTAACTAAATCTGTTTCGTGTGATACGAGTGTTCTTCGTCCTACTGGTCCCCATTGAAATGGTCCAGCGAATGCACCGGCTGTAGTAGATACCGCAGGAACAACTGTTGTTAAGTCGATCTCGGATACATTTACGCCTGGAGAAATTTGAAACGCCATTTTACTCTCCTTGTTTTATAATGTTATTTGGCAGTAATAACCTATAATATATTTATGAATTGATGGTTTTATAGTTAGTACATAAAAAAGTTAGAAGGAGAATTCGAATCTTCTTCTTTTTTAAGCCAAACGTCACCACTCTCTACGATGTAATTTTTATCAGTACCATCATCAAAGATACCAAAAGATGGCATTTCTTCGTCTGATTGATTCAACATTTCTAACTGCATCTGCTTTCTCAAATCATGGTTGACAATTTCTTTAAAATACTGGTTGGTTGTCATCCATGCAAACATAACCAAAGTCATCACAATGTCATCATTTGCACCTTCTTCAGCTTTGAAACTGTTGTGATTTGACACAAAAGTTGTTAATTCTGAGATGGTATCAAAGTCATTAATAATTAACTTGTCATTTTCTATTAAAGTTTTCAGGTTGGAACATCCAATCCTTTTAACTTGTGGTGACATTTTTAGACCAAGCTGAATGCCACGACCAAAACCTGTACCCATTGCCTGCGCTTTTTTGTTTCCAGTCTCAATCTTAACCACGTTTTCATACTCAAGGTCTTGGTGGAGAGTGTCGGCAATTTGAGGTGTATTATTTATTTCTATTAGAACGTATGCATCATTGAACAGTTTCGCTGTATTGTAGATGACAGTTGGGAATAGAACTGGTGAAATGGATGATGAGTTGTATTTGGCGACCTGACGATATGGTATCGATGAAACGTCAAATACCGAGAATGCAGAACCGTCAAGGTTTCTACCTTCCGCTGGATCAACTGTGATAGCATAGATATGGTCAGCAGAACGTTCTTCATCACCTTTAATTGGATATTCATAAATGTGCAACATCTCATGTTTGGCAATTGGCTCTTGATACACCAACTGAGCCAGTTTTGATCCTGAGATAAGCGTATTTGTGGAACCCAAGAATTCACATTCAAACTCCTGACGAAACTGTTCTTCGGACGTGTTCTCAATTGTTTCTTCTTTCCACTTTTCATCTCGACCTGGAACCATAGACCAGTGAATTTGAAACGTTTTGTAACCGTTCTTCTTACCAATAGCGTCCATCCACAATTTGTAGAATAAATTCATACCATTAGGTGTTGACACAATGATAATTTTTGTGGTCTTACCAGATGATATAACAGGGTAAACAGAGTTAAAAAACTCATTGGCAATGTTAGCCGGAACGAATGCAAATTCGTCCAAGAATACAATGTTGAATGCTCCACCACGAACTGCTGAACTTGATGTGGATGCCGCAATAATTTTTGACCCGTTTTCAAGTTCTACATTACCCTTGTTCCATGTCACCACACCCTGTTGGAGCCACATAGGAAGGTTTTCGTATGCTAGTTGATACTTTGCTAGAATGTCACGGGCTAGTGAGCCTTTGTTAGCAAGAACGGCAATGTTTTGTGAGTCTTGGAAAAGTGTTACCCAAAGAAGATATGCAACTGATGTGGTTGTTTTACCGACCTGACGAGGACATTTTGTAATTGAAAAACGATTTTCATGGTATGTGCGAATCATTTCTTTTTGAAATTCCCACATACGAAACGGAATGAGACCTAGATCAACGTTGACAATCTTGATATATTTCATTGCAAAATACACAGGATCTTTGGCACACATTATGTACTCATCAACTTCTTCCTGTGTATATGCGTGTTCAACTCCGGCTCTTTTTAGTAACGGATTGTCACGGTAAGAATCTTTATTATTAATCGGCATTCTTTGCTTTTAACAATTTTGAAAGTTCTGAAGTTGAGCCTACAAAAATGGCCTTGTCTACATTAAAACCAGAATCATTCTTCTTAATGTTCTTTAGTTCTCTAATGGTCTTCTGCATCGCCATTAATTTTTCATTTGCTTCTGCTGTATTCTTAATGAGAGTAGCAACAACTTCAAATGCACGTGGGTGTTCTGTCTCTGATGCAATAGCAAGGAGATGGTCGATTGCTTGATTACCTTTTACAACCAACTCTTTAAGTGTTTGTCTCGATTCTTGATAATCATCATCGAGGTCACCATCAAGGTTTTTGGTAACTTGTGATTCTATTTTTGCGGGTAAGTGTTCGGTTTTTTCGATGGTCTTTGGTACCACATCAAATATTTCACTCATACTGTTTTCAAATTTGGACATTTTTTGGTGTATTGTACTTAAACAATATTGGGGAATTCTGTTATTTGTGTGGTATATGTATAGTTGTTAGGCATTACAACATTAAGTGGATTAGGTTTTATCTCCACTCTAACCGTATTAATTGGTGTGGCCACAAAAGATGATGGTACCCAAGTTGTGTTTGTTGTATAACCTTTGACACCGGTGCCAGTTACAAAGTGACCGTTCAAATCTGTTAATTCTAGTTTACGTGTGGTGCTATACCAAGAACGTACTTTTGCTGTTGCAGTTGCAGTTTCATAAGAGTAACCTTGGTATACAATTTCATCAAGTTGATAATTACCAAGCCCACCAGAAGACATTGTGGCCGTTACTGTATTGTATTTTAATTTGTTATCATCAAGTATGTTTGTGATTGCTGTTCTGACTATTTTAGGTTCTCTAATTGCACCGTACAGGTAACCTTTTACAGTGAACGTTAGTGTCCAGATAACATTTCGAACTTTTGAATTATAATCACCCTCATAATCAACTTCATTTGTAACACCTTTTAGTATAATAGGTAATTGTTTAACAATACCCATCTCTGGAACTAAATTAACACTTACAGTATAATCTGGTGTAAAGTATGGAAGAATCTTTTCCATAAGTTGCGCGCCATCTTCGATGTTTCGTACATATGCAAAGAGTGAGAATTCAAAATCAAATGGAACTGGATTATAAACCGCCAGTGTAGATCCAGATTGACCAGAGTGTGCTGTTGTCTTCATGTTGGTGTTTAACTTACGAGAAGGATCATAAGTCATATTTGTCATTTCAAACGACATAATAGGTAACGTGATCTGTACTTTTTTGTCCAACTCTGGATCGCCGTCTAAACGTGAAACATATTTCTCTTTTCCACCATACACAATTGGAACAAGAAAATTCTCCTGCTCTACTCCGTTATCATCATACCTTGATAATTTAATTTCATTGAAAAGATTACCAAAAGCGATAACAACTTTTCTAATTGTTCTATGATATGCGTAACTCATGTTGGTGTACCGAATGGATTAATTTCAGATAAGTCAACAAAGTCTGTTGCCTCTGTTTGTATGAGTTTATTATCATACATTTCACGTGATTGTGGGTCTAAGAGAGTGTCTGGTGTTGATGAGATAGTAAATGTTGCATTACTATTTGCACCTTGCATTATTGAGTTATTTGCAAAAGTTCCAAGTGTGTCGGTGATTTTCAACACACCGTCTGGTCTATTCCAGTATACAACTGTTCCAACATTGTTTGCTGAATTATTTGCACGCACTCTTTCACCAACAATGAAGTTATTTGAGTTTACATTTGCTGACACGTTCAATGTTATATTATAAGCATCTAGATTAACAACATCATCAATATCTGAAATACCAACATCGATTGTTTCTTGTGAATATTTGAACTTCTCTAGCTCTAGCTTGTAGAAATATGGGTATTTGTTACCCATAATGTAGAATGCTTCTGTATAATTTACATACTTGATTTCATACATCTCACCTGTTTGTGAGAAAAACGGTATATAAATCAAATCACCTTCTCTTGGTCTGCTATATGTCTGCGGTACCCAACGTGCAAAAGTACGTTTAGATACAATCACAGACATGTTATTACGAATTTCTAGACCAAATTTAGAGAAAAACTCCCGTTCACCTTCATAGCCATCTACGTTTGTAATGTATAGATCAAGTGGATAGGCCGATGTGAATCGTTTCAGTGGGTCTTCACCATACAATAAATCTCTGGCAACATCGTTATCATTCGTCATGTAATAACAATCCACACCATTAATTTTAATGGTTTCAATCATCAAATCTTCGATGAGCCTTTGCTCCGGATTTGAATTATAGTTATTGAAATACGAATTAGTAGGCATTAGTTTAAATAGAATTCAACTGGTAACGAATAGCTATTTGTCATTTCTTCTTCTAATTCTTTGATTTCTTCCATAGCTTCTTCATAAATCTTATCACCGTTCAGCACAACACCACCAGGAAGTTGTACGCCGGCAAACTTTTTAAGATTGTTTCCCCAAGTTCTTTTGATGAGGGCTGTTGCATATTTTTTAAGCCAACGGTCATTCCAAACCGATGCGTATTGTGCGGAATCAATCATTGCATATGATTCAGCAATCACTACATCTCCGGCTTTTACGGCTGTGCCCCAACCCCAATCACAAAATAGCTTATGCATGTGTCTTTGGAATCGAATAGGTACTTCACCCGTAAACATGATCTCAAGTGAACGTAGGTGTTGCATTGTCAATGTGTAATTAACATATGATGCAGAAGTAAAGTCGTACAGTTCGTTCAAACGGAGTTGATAACGCAGATCGAACATATTATTTGTGTTGATCGAATCTGATATTGGAAATACTCTTGTTACACCGACAATATTTACTGCATTATTACCTGTATCTCTTGTGACGCTTGGTGACATATTGATATATTTATTTGTGATATCTGTAGCGTCAAGCTGTTTGATGTAATACACCTTTTGCAGTGCGTCAAAATGGTAGTCTTGCCAGTATGAAAACGCATCATCTATTCTGTCTTCCAGTTGGTCGTCGTCAATATTGATTTCGATCACTGGAAAACCTAATCTACGTAAGCAGTATTCTTTGAATGTTTGTCTATTTGTTACTGATGGCATTATTATACCTTATTTTTAAAACTACCAAGTATTTATGCCATCAGTAAATTTGCTTTTGAGTCTATTTTAAACCCATTTGTTCTCGAATTTTTGTGGCTGAGATTGAATGTACCTCTTCGGTAAAAACTTCTTGTTCTATCTTATAACCAACGTCACGCCCGTAGGTAATATTTACAATATTAGGAACAACTTGAATTTCGTATTGGCCTTGATAGAGTGGATCTAAGTCTCTGCGAATATAGTTCTTAACTTGCTCGATTGCGAATGGATTACTACCTTGCCATCCTTGACAGTCACGAATTTGAATGACTACCTGACCTGTCTTAGCGATAGCACGGTTAAACAATGCTCTGTGGCCTGGATGCCATGGCTGCCAACGACCTAACATTTGAACAGTTTCTTTTTGCCAATCGAATCTTGGTCTACGGCGCTCCTCAAGTATGTGGTTGCCTACGAATTCTACCCATTTTTCTGCGTTTTGTTCGGTGATTCTAAAGTCGTAAACATCTGGTGGTACAAATGCTTTATTCGTATCATCATATCTGCCAGCATCAATTGTGTCCATCCAAATCGTCCAATCAGCTTTAAAATTGTGACGCATTTCTGGTAGAGGTGCAACAAAGTCGCAAATGACAAATTCACCACTACACTTCATTGCAAACTCAAACATTCGTATACTTTGACGAATGCGACCTTCTTTACTAAAATCCCAATCGTTAAATCTTTTGCGAACTTCGTCTGCATTAAACCAATCGACACTAACTTTCCAGATTGAGTGGTCTGGAATTCCTTCACAATTTAAAACTTTACCAGGTGATATCTTCATGATATCACCATTATCTTCTAGATACTTTTTAAGTCTTTCTGCGAGATATGTTTTTCCTGAACCAGGAAGACCCATTACTAGAATTTTTTTCATAATCTTACGATGTCCTTTTCTTCACATAATTTACCATATTGAATTTCAATGATGCACAGCTTTTCATCTGTATCTGCTTTGATCATGTGCCATTGACCAACAGAAACATGATGGGTTTCATGCTTATATATAGTCTTCAGTTTTATGATGTTTTCACCGTCTAGTGTGTATATTGTTCCTGCACCAGATTCGATGAACCAGAATTCGTTTCTTCTCAGGTGATATTGCATCGAAATTGATTTACCTGGCTCGATCACCAATCTTTTGACCTTCGACTCTTTAGTGTCGTAATAGGTCTTTGAATCGCCCCAAATTCTTTTTTCAGTTGATTGATTCCAATCATACAATAAAGAACTGGAACTATTTTTTTTATTTTGGCCGCCTATACCGAATTGAAATGATACTTTGGGTTGGTCACGAAAAACTTCCAGTTCGGGAATATTGCCTTCTGTTCTATCGCCGCCGTTGACAAAAATAATTTTGTTTTTTGGAAACAAATTCATAACCTGTCGAATAGCGTCCGATGCTGTGTCATCTGAGTCATCAAAAGCAATTACACATAAAATGTCTTTAAACTCATCAAGAACGGCTTTACGCTCTTCGAAAGTTAAAAATGGCTTACCTTTTTTACGTGTAAGCCATTCGTCTGAGTTTAAACCGATTACGACTCTACCCAGTTTTCTTGCTTCTTTAATGCAAGAAATATGTCCACTGTGAATTGGATCAAAACCACCTGTAAAAATAACAATATTGTCCATAATATAAATCAGTTTTTAAACTGTGTCTTCGTCCGCAGGCCAAATATCTTCGGCAAGTTTTGCTTCACCAGTTGTAATTGCTGCGGTGAGGTCAGCAATATCTTCACCAGAATCGATTATTTCCTGATCAGAAACGACCAACTTCAGATGCGAAACGTTACGATCAATATTACCTTTGGCATTTTCGTTTGGTGTTCCGCCGGCATTCAGTTTTTCGATTTCATCTGTAATGACCCAAACGCTGTCTCTAGCGGATCGAATAGTGCCTCGAATTTGTTCGATTGTGCGTGGTGTTTCCATTTTTATGCTCCTATTAGTTTTTCATTATTTGTTGATGAGTTATTATCAACATCATCCGTTACAGATTCTTGATATGTTGTATCGCCGGTATTTATATCTTCTTCAATTGATCTCCAAAATTCAGAACCTTCACATGCTTTAAGTATTGATTCTGGAAGAATTTCTTCTGGATTAATTCCAGATTTTCCTACCGATTTGCGAATGTCGTGCATGTCCGAAAAGCCATAAACTTCAGCGTCATTTTCTTTATGCACATTTTCTAAATTTTCATAATCGTGTGCTTCGTAATATTCTTCACCAAGAAATTCATATAACTTTCGCATGGTAGCTTCAGCATTTGTAACTAGGTCCTCATACTCTACAAAATGAAGGTTCTTTTGTTTGCCTTCCATCAATGCTTGTTTGAGACCAGTATAGCTCTGACCAACAATTCCCATTTCGGACATAAGTAGTTGGCAACGATTTTCATCAGTGAGTGAAATATTCGACTTTACAAGCATCTCATCAAGAAAGTTTATTTTACCATTCACTTCATATGGATTTCTCTTGTGCATTGCGATGAATGAAGATAAGATTTCGGAGGTGTTTCTCACTGGGCAAATAATTTTAGCTTCACATCCGAAGTATCCTGGAATATAATGAATACGGTTGACCCATGACCGATTTTTGTCAAAGATTACCGGTTCCTCAACATCACTATAATAGTGTTTAATCACATTTGCGATAATTTGTCCAGCTTGTTCATTTTTTGGAAATGCTCGGAAAAGTTCATCTTGAGATATTTGTTGTTCTAACATGATCATCAAACCAGTTACTGGAGAACTGGGACCAGAATAAAATCGTGGATTTTGATTTAAAATCGCAGAGAGCATTGTGCTACCTGAACGGGGTAGTCCTGCCATAAAGTAATAAGTCTTTTCCTGTGCGCGAGCCATTTCTTCACGGATAATTTCTTTAATCATTTCTTTCATTTCACATTGTCCTTTTCATTGTTTATCAACAGAATCTATGATCTTATTTATGTCGTATAGTTGAGTTGTTTCTGTGTATGGATACTCAACCTCATTCCCATTAAAGTCAAAATCAAACAGATAGCTTCCTGGAAGTTTAAAATCATAAGGAACATCTGTTGTAATATTGTCGTGTAAGTCATAGCCGAATACTTTGGGACTTGTTCCATTCCACAATACGGTAGACTTGCGATTCATTGCCGCAGCCGCATGTTGCAAACATGAATCTATTAAAATTCTTTTTTTCGCATGAAGTAAAACACTAAAAAATTCCATAAGGCTGAGAACTTTTGTTGGTGTTCCATAGATGTGTTCTGCGCCGATCAACTTTACCGAATTCATTTTAGTTACTTGATAGATGTGATAATTATTCTTGTAGTGATCAACCAATTTTTGAGCAACATCTTCTGGCATATCACGGGTCCAAGAATGTGATTTTGCATCTGGTGACATTGGACCACCATTTGTCTGTATCAACATTATCGGTTTCTTACGATTCCAAAATTGTTTTGATACATCAAACTGGAGTTTATTAAATTTTAGTTCAGGCTTCTCACCTGAATAGGCGAGTCCATACAACTCACACCAGTTTGGTATAAGTGATTTTCTCTTATGAATATGATTCGTGGTATAGTAAGGCTCATGATGAAAAATTATCGAATCTTTTTCATGAATGTATTCTTGGTAAAAATATTGTGTTGCACCTATTTGATACACTCTATCAACGAACGGAAGGTTAATGAATATGTCTGTATATGCACAAACAATAATCAGTTTACGATCTGGGTGGTTGTTTTTAATTGCTCTTGCAACTGCGGTTGCGGCGATATGTTTACCAATTCCACCTTGAATGTGAAATATACTGTATTTTTGGTTGCTCATTTATTCATCACTCTTTCTAATACTGTAAAACCATTATTATTTGTTTTATATATCTTGAATTTCCAGTGCGGATTCTTGATAATAAACTCTATGATTGCCGATAAAAGGCCGTTTCCCTCTTTTGTATTCTCACCTGTGAGTCCAAATGTCATAGTATCATGGAAAGCCAAATATTTTCTAGCTTTGTTTCCGTGTAATTGAAGTTCCTGTTTAAGCTGACTATAGGTGTGGTAAGTGTCAATGAAGAGTAAGTCAGTTTCTTCAATCTCAATTTTGAGTACATCTGCCTTTATATATTCAGCATCTCTTCCAATCGATTTTGCATACTTAAAAAGACTTTCGACTTTTGAATCTAAATTCAAGTCATATGATATTAACTTATTCACACCAGAGTAAAGTAGTGCTCTCGTACTAACACCAGTTCTAACGCCCATTTCTGTTACATGTGTGCATTCTTTTGCTAGATCATAAAGAATGTGTACGTTTTCGTTTATGTCGGAAATAACATTTCTAGCTTTATTGTATTCCGATTCTAACACATTATTTGGTGTTTGTTCATAATTTGCAGATATCATATTTTTTGGGATGTCCCAATTTTTTCCATTTTCAAAGTGATCAAAACGAATTAGATTTTTACAGTCAAGTATCAATCGTTTATGAATATCCGTTTTGTGATCGTGTCGCTTCAGTGTCTCAGAGATTGTACCCTTGATTCTGTTAGTATTTATGGCGTAGATTTTCTTTGCTTTTTGTGCCAAGTAATCATCACCAAACCATACCTTATAGAGGCTAGGTATCTGGCAATATGTGTCTTTCTGCATGAACATACATATACCAAATGCCCATGCTTGAGAGCCAATAGGCTTTGTTCTGTCATAGTTCAGATGAACAATTTTTTCATCCGTTTCTATGTAATCGTCAATCTTATAGTTGTCGTGATAGCCACGAAGGTTCACACCGACCAGATCACCAGTGTTCATTCCTTGATCAGATATCATTTTAAATATAGATTCTTCTATCGTGATATCGTCATTTGCAATACATAAAAGATTAGACTTTGCTGCTGAAACACCCTCATTCCATGCCGGATTGACGTACATGTTAAAGCCATAACTGATCAGTTGGACCTTTTTATGTTTGAGTAAATCTGTCTTTGGCTTTCGTGATTTGTTATTGTCGATTATAATGATCGACCTCACTGAGTCATAAGAGATATATTTTTCTAAAGATTTTAAAAAACTTTTAGCAGCCCACATCGTGGGTATAATAATGTCAAATTGTTTGCTCATCACAAAAGAGAAGAATTGCTTTTCTTAAAGTCGCCTTTGTACATTTTATTACCGATGTGCGACACTGTATGGTGTGGGTTACACCAGATTGTGTAACCTAATTCTTTGATTTTTTTGGACAATGTAATGTCTTCGCCAACAAACCCACCATCTGAATATGTATACTCACAGATGTTTCTTAGTTGTTTGCCTCGGAAATTTAATTCGGTATTTGATTCCCAGAGATCGACTATGACTTTACGAGATAGTTTTAGGAAACCTGTTCCTGATTTTTCAACCTTTACATAACCATCGGTTGGATCAATCTCTGGAGTCTTAGGAAGCCAAATATTATATGATATATCTTTATCACCTTTGTTCACAACGGGGACTGTGATAACATCTTTTTCCGATAAGATGATATCTATTAAAACAGATTCTTTCCAATATTCGTCATCATCGATGAATACCATTATATCGTAATTTTCTTTGTGTGCTAATGTAAAAAGTTCATTCCGAGCCATTGGAAGAATACTTTCATTTGCAAGAAATACACAGCGAATATCTAGGTCGTGTTTGAGACCTAACTTTATCGACTCACAAAGGCTATGCACAAAATATGCATCAACCTTTTGGTCCAAACATGGCGTAGCAATCAAAACTTTCTTCATAACAATCCTTTCACGTTCACATTATATATCCATGTTTAATTTGCTCTCTCAATAGCTGTAATTCTAGCTCTGAGTTCATCAACTTCTACTGTCAATTCGTTCACTGCGTTCACAAGAATGGGTATCAAATAATCATTAGTAACTTGAAGTTTATCTGGTTCTTCATTAGAAACTACAACATTGCTATCACCTTCAGCTTCAAGAATTTCTTGAGCAGAGAAACCGTAACGGCGCTTGCCATTAGGATCGGTTATTTCATTTGTTTCTCTGTTCTTGAATGCAAACTCGATTGGATTAATTTTCTTTAAGAACCCACGGCCGTGTGGCACATTACCAAAAATACATTTATCCCGAATATCGGAAACTGTGGTCCATGCAATTTGTATTTGGGCGCAAGTGTGAGTATTGTTACCCATAATGATGCGGCCATTTTGTGTTGTAATGTTGGCAAGACCAACGGGTAGACCTGCGCCAGAATTGCAGCCAAATAATAAGTTGCTGGAGCCAGTGGTGTTGCAGAGACCAGCATTGGCACCAATGAAGATGTTGTTACAACCAGTGGTGTTATTGAGACCAGAACAGAAACCAGCAAAGAAGTTGTTGCTGCCAATGGTACTAGCGAAACCAGCAAATAAACCAATAAACGTGTTGTGGCAACCAGTGGTGTTTCTGAAACCAGCACAGTTACCAGCAAAAGCGTTAAAGCAGCCAGAGGTGTTGCAGAAACCAGCATTTAAACCAAAGAAGTTGTTGAAGCTGCCAGTGGTATTGTTGCGACCAGCACAGAAACCAGCAAAGAAGTTGTGGCTACCGGTGGTGTTGAAGAGACCAGCACACAGACCAAAGAAGTTGTTGAAGTTGCCAGTGGTGTTGCAAAGACCAGCACAGCCACCAATGAAGTTGTTGTAGCTACCGGTGGTGTTGAATCGACCAGCACAAGCACCAAAGAAGTTGTTGAAGTTGCCAGCGGTGTTGCAGCAACCAGCATAAGTACCAATGAAGTTGTTGCCCTGGCCAGTGGTATTGTTGCGACCAGCACTACAACCAATAAAGTTGTTGTTGCCGCCGGTGGTGTTGTTGAAACCAGCAGTAGAACCAAAGAAGTTGTTGTTGGTGCCAGTGGTATTGAAACGACCAGCATTTGGGCCAAAGAAGTTGTTGTTGCAACCGGTGGTGTTGTAACGTCCAGCATAGCAACCAATGAAGGTGTTGAAGGAGCCAGTGGTGTTGACTCGACCAGCACTGTGGCCAAAGAAGTTGTTGTAACCGCCGGTGGTGTTATTGCGACCAGCATTGACACCAAAGAAGTTGTTGTAGGAGCCAGTGGTGTTGCAGCGACCAGCACCGTTACCAAAGAAGTTGTTATGTGCGCCAGTGGTGTTGTAACGTCCAGCATCAGAACCAATAAAGTTGTTGTTGCCGCCGGTGGTGTTGTTGCGGCCGGCACAGCAACCAAAGAAGTTGTTGTAGCAGCCAGTGGTATTGAAACGACCAGCTTCTCCAAAGAAGTTGTTGTGGCTGCCAGTGGTGTTGCAGACACCAGCACAGAAACCAGCAAAGAAGTTGTTTGTTCCTGTTCCACCACCACCAGAAATGCAGCTTACAATGTTTGTTGTATTACATACGTTGAAACTTGTGGTGCCTGTTGAACCTATGGGTCCGATAGGTCCGATTGGTCCAATAGGTCCTTGATTACCAATAGGTCCAATAGGTCCTTGATTACCAATAGGTCCGATAGGTCCCTGTGGTCCGATAGGTCCAATAGGTCCGATAGGTCCTAATGGACCGATGGGTCCCTGTGGTCCGATAGGTCCAATAGGTCCAATAGGTCCTAATGGTCCGATGGGTCCCTGTGGTCCGATAGGTCCCTGTGGTCCGATAGGTCCAATAGGTCCGATAGGTCCTAATGGACCGATGGGTCCCTGTGGTCCGATAGGTCCAATGGGTCCGATAGGTCCGATGGGACCCTGTGGTCCGATAGGTCCAATGGGTCCGATAGGTCCTAATGGTCCGATAGGTCCCTGTGGTCCGATAGGTCCAATGGGTCCGATAGGTCCTAATGGACCGATGGGTCCCTGTGGTCCGATAGGTCCAATGGGTCCGATAGGTCCGATGGGACCCTGTGGTCCGATAGGTCCAATGGGTCCGATAGGTCCTAATGGTCCGATAGGTCCCTGTGGTCCGGTTGGTCCTATTAATCCAGAATTTGGTCCAGTCCATGTTCCTGTGCTACTAATGACTTGGCCGAATCCTTGTATTCTCAAAGAAGAAACGTTAGCAGAACCTGTAACTTGCAGTTTAGAAACACCATCAGTTGCTGTTCCACCAACCAAAACACTACCGGAATATTGTGCAAGTTTGACTGTGCCTGTATCCAATACTTCAATTGAAGGTATACCAGATACGTCATTGACAGAGAAAATTGTACCAGTCAAATCATTTGTGACAGAAAACAATTGTCCCGCAGAACCTTCAAACGACAATGTGCCGTTAGAAGTGGGTAAAGCCCTTACAGTAATTGGAAATAAACCGGCAGTGTTTGCGCCCGTGAATACAATGCTAGGATCGTCTGTCGTTGATCCAGTTCTCGGTGTGATTAAAATATTCTTGTCTGAGTTTGCCATGATGTTATTCTTTTTATTGGTACCAATGGTATTTATTAGATTCCGAAACGACCACGGAGTGCGTTGAAGTTTTGGATTATTTCAGATTCTGTGAGTGCTCGGTTATATGCTTTCGCCAATGATATTTTACCAACAAATCTTTCTCCGTCGGTGGTTGATATTCCACCTATTCTGAGATATTGATAATCTGTAAAATCGGCCGATGCGCCGGCAGCATAATCAAAATTTCCATTAACACAATATCTTACACCGGATCCATCATAGGAAGCACAAACATATGACCATTGATTTATATTGACACTCAATGATGATGCACTATGTGGCCAAAATCCTAATGTATTGCCTGGATATATGTACAAAGCATCATCTGAATTGCTGTTAATTTGTATGATGGCAACGTATCTTCCATTTACTGTTGGATATATTACTGCCTCAAGTGTGCTTGTTGGAATAGTTGTTGCTGGAAAAGTAGTATCAATTATATCATTGTCGAATACATAACACCCTCCATTATCGGAACTATATGTTGCTCCATTGACTGTGAGTGCAGAACCAATTTCACTCAAATCTCTGGGACCGATCCATTCTGTGGGTGTAAATGTTCCTGAGCCAGTGAAAGTGTGTATGGTATATCCACCAGATGATGTTATTGTGCCGCCAGTTGCTTTTTGACTTCCTGAATATCTGACGATAACTATTCCAGAACCGCCATTGCCCCCAACAGATGTTGAGTGTGTACCACCGCCACCTCCACCGCCTGTATTGGTGCCACCATTGCCACCATTGGAACTAATTACTGCTGTACCGGACCCTCCAGCATTTATTCCATTAGTATCGCCCGAACCTGCTGTGTAACCCGGATAACAGCTTCCGCCGCCACCGCCGCCCAAGCCGCCACTTCCTGCATTGTTTGTCCAAGATGCTCCGCCACCTCCTCCACCATAATAATAAGAAGTTCCATTTATAGAAGATTGATAACCTGCACCGCCTGCACCGGCCAGGCCACCAGAATAACGCCCTCCTGTACCCGGGCGCGTAGCACCTCCTCCGCCGCCCGCGCCATATGCATATGGCATAGCCGAACCTCCTGAGTAACCCTGAGGGACAGCCAAAGGTGCCGGATCTGTTCCCATACCTTTACCTTCACCACTTTTGGCTGAATCTCCACCGGCGCCACCTCCATTGCCACTTGTTCCATTTGCATTTCCAGAATAACCAATTGAACTACTGTGTCCTGATCCACCTCCACCTCCACCATAACCAACAACTTCACCAACTGATGAATTTCCTCCAGTTGATCCAGTGGCAGGATTACTTCCATAAGTTCCAGGTGATCCATTACCTCCTGCTCCTACGATTACACTCATCGGAGAATTTATTTGCACCGACATGGCAGAATTATAAACTACACCTCCTGCACCTCCGCCGCCGCCCATGTCCATACCGCCACCTCCACCTCCAGCAACAACTAGAACCTCAACAGATAATCCTTTTCCTAAATTTGCAGGGTCCATAGAAAATATTATTGAGTTTCTGTTATCAGCTAAACCGTTAAAGGTGGATGTTCCTAAAGATTTAAGGTGTCGTATGATGACGATACCTGAGCCGCCATTGCCTCCTCGATTATTTCGGTTATAATGCATCCCTCCTCCACCGCCGCCGCCGGTGCTTTTACCACCATCACCTCCTGGTGAATTAACCCAATCACCTCCACCTCCTGCTCCAGCATTTCTTCCAGGATTTAATCCATTTGTATCTCCGATTCCATTAGATGAACCGCCACCGCCTCCACCCAAGCCTCCGTTGCCACCGACACCGCTACTATAACCTGCGCCACCCCCGCCACCTGCCCAATAATAGTTTCTGCCACCACCTAAAATATTATTCAGTAAACCTGCGCCGCCGTTTGCTGTGCCACCATTGGAACCGGCTGCACCTGCGCCGCCGCCGCCACCCGAATAATATTGACCTACACTTGTGCCGCCAGCATTTCCTTGTCCCGCTGTTCCTGCACCATTTCTTCCCGTATTTCCATCAGAGTATCCTGATGCGCCACCGCCAGACCCACCAGTGTTTCCATATCCGTAGTTTGGTGTATATCCAAAATATGAACTACCGCCGTATCCACCACCAACTGCTGTGAGTGAGCCAAAAACTGAATTGCCTCCATTTGTTGCGCTAGTTGTGAATTGGTGTCCCCATGGTTGTGGTGGACCACCTGCCGGAGCACCAACTCCACCAGCACCCACTGTTACTGTGATTGGTGTTCCTGCTGTAACTGATTCTGTTGTACTTGTGAGTACGCCACCGCCGCCACCTCCACCACCCATGTCCATACCACCACCTCCACCTCCAGCAACAACTAGAACCTCAACCGTTCCTGTAAAGTTGGGTAAAAAAGTCCCTGAACCAGTACAAACGTGTACTTGAAAGTTACTGTCACGGACAAGATTTGGACCTGAAGATACACCCATCAGACTTCTCCGATAGGTGATGGCAGAATGTTAGCGCCTTCTTTCCAATTCTGAAGGTCTTCATCCCAAATTAAATTCTCTCCATTTTCTGGTCTAGGTATTGGTGGTTTCCATAGTCCAGTTTCTGTATCTAGAATCCAACTCTCAAAAAGTTTTGGCGGTACAAATGCATCAATGTCTGCAAAATAATTATAACCAACACCTGCATAATTTTTTCTAAGAGGTGTGCCACCCGTGCGATGTGTACCACCAAAAGTGTTGTATGACGTTTGAATCCAAGTTGATGGGTCACCAACTGCACCAGAATCAATAAATTCTTGACCGGCTACAATCACATTTGTGACGATTCCGTTTTCTACTTTTGCGTAATGTGCCATTATTCTATACCCCACTTGTTTAAAGGACAAATTTTAAATTTATAAGTCGTTACATAATCAATCGGACATGCACACATATGACAGGTTTCTATGTCATTCATAAGCGTTTTCTTTTCACAAGAATTGCATAGACTTCTTCTATGTTGTTCTTCCTCATGTGTTGTCATAATTCCAAAATTATTAGGATCTTCAATCATATACCATATCTTCCACGTTGTGCATTAAAGTTTTGATTAATTTCATTAGCTGATAGTTGCCGATTGTATATTGAAACTATAGGCATAATACCATTAAAATAGTCGTCTGCATTTCCATGACCTAATCCAATCCTACCATTTGATGCTGGATTAGTGTTAGGGATGTTGCCAATAGACCTTGATGTATATAACGCACCATTTTTGTAAATCGCAGATGTTCCGTTAATTTTCCAAGTGAAACACATATTTGTCCAAGTGTTTAACGGTATAACTGACGATACACTACCAAACGATAAGTCATTACTACAACAATCACTTCCATTACCTAATCTAAAATAAAAGCTGTCACTGTAAGGACCTATCCAAAACCAATCTGTTGCATTTGCAGTTGAGTCTTCTCTATTTACAAAATAACCATTACCTCCATTATATCTTGTTGGATAAACCCAAAAGTTCATAGTTCCTTCGGTTTTATTAAGGAAACTATTGGGTATTTGAATATAACTAGGATTTGCATATGAAAACTGAAACGTGCCGTCAGAATTATAAACCAAATTGCCGGCAATGGCAGAATTATTTCCAGTTACATCACTAATGGTGGTTTGAGAGTTGGTCAATCGCAAACTGACATCTTGTATAAATATTGTGCCGCCTGTCTGTACTATATTTTGTAGGTCGTTATTAAAAGATGCACCCAAATGTATGTTGAAAGAACCTGTGTTTGTGGTGCCAGTAATATAAATTCTTCTCCATTCTGTGCTAGAAAAACCAGCAAACACTTCTCCGGGTCCAGTGTTCCACGCCGAGGTATTATTCATAGTAACTATAAGATTACTCGCAGTTCCAGATTTCACTAAAGCAGACCAAGTATAATTCACTCCAGCGGTCAACCCGCTGTATGTCTTGTATAAGTCCCATCCACCCTTGTTGTTATATGAACCTGACGCAAAAGTTAATGTTCCTCCACTAGCACTAGAACCTGATAGAGTATTCCAAGATGGAAAACTCGGCGTAGATTCAAGGTTATTGTTTGCGAATCTTGTGCCAAGAACAAACGGTGTTGCAAATGTAGATTCTTCAAACTGTGGAGCAGCTATTTGAATAGTTCCTACTTGATTAAGTCTGTATATTCTGATATATTGAACAGTACCAGTCATAACAGATACTGTGCCAGTATATCGTTGCCATTGTTGTGTCAGTGTGCCGCTACCAAAATTCCACCAGCCACCGTCAGGTCCTGTGCCGTCAAACACATACATTAAATATGTAGATTGTGCGCCGGGACTTCTCATCCAAAGTGAATAAGTAAATGTTTTTCCTGTTGCGGCTGTACTGGTTGTGCCTAATGTTAACACTGCATAATCTGTACTGTAAGATGCATATCCTGTGACATTTTTTCCTCCGATTCCTTGAGGAATATCATCTGTAATTACATTAATAGCAGCGTTAGGATTTGAAACTAAATTGATAGTAGGTCTGCCCTGCCACGACTTCTGTGGATTGCTCATGTCATAGTAAAAAGCGAGACCGTTGGTCACTATTTGGGGTGAGTGTGCTAGTGACATATTATATAAATCTTTCCACTTCAACAATATTCCACCACGGAGCATTTTTTAGCTGTTGCTCCCAATCATCAAAATGCTGTTTATTATTTTGGTCCTCATGCAATTTTAATCCCAATTGCTGAAATACTACATTGCCATCCAAATCTGTAATAACTTTATTCCAGGTGTCACAATCTCTAGAAATAATTAACTTCATAGGTTTTAAAGTAATTTTCATTTTATATACACTGCTCCATATTGATACAGATCAGATCCTGCGCCTGTCCAATTTGGAAAATTCGCATATCCTCCACCATTAGGGAAATAAAATCCATCCCAACAGGCCCCAAACCACCATGGTGTGTTTCCATAGAATGTAGCACAGTTTGATCCGTGAGCATCTTGATCTAAATCGAAAGCACTTAAACTAAAACCGTTTAATGCGTGATATGAATAAAATCCAGGTGCACCAGTTGCTGTTTCATCACTAATTGCAGCAGCACCCACCATACCATATGTGGTGTTAAAGTTGTCAAATCTCCATCGATATCTTTTGTTGTGTGAACCCGTTGAATTTAAAGCTACGCCGTTAGAACCAGCAACAAATTGAACAACTGTTACTTTATTTGCAGTCACTCTTCCAGATAGAATTGACCAAAATTTAGTACCAAGCCACATATCATAATTGCTTAATCCTGACAGTTTACTTCCTATTGATACTGGTGTATTGGAATTGGTTCTAATATTACAAGTATTTACTGCATCATTATAAGTCAAGTTACTCATTGCACCTTGACCAGCTCTATTTGCCAAAGCAAGTACCCAGCCGCCACCATCATATTCTTGGTTAACATACGTATGCACAGGTCCTAAACTTGTATTGATCCAATACCAACCTGAAGGTCCAGTTATTTCCGAAACTGAATTGTATCTGCCATTATAATTAATCGCCATCTCTCTCAGTCTCCACCACAAGTTTCTCAATATCCACACGTTCAGCCCAGACTGTGAAGAAACAATCTACATCTCTTTCACCACCAACGTAAATAACATTATCGACAATATCATGAACATATATTTGTTGAAAGCTACCTATCGGTGTTAAATTCACAGTGATCGAATTCGGATCAACTAATTTAGTCCAATATTCCGGCAACTCAATTGTGTTTGAACCAGTGAGTCTGCCTCTAGCATAGACACCATTTTCTGGACCTTCAAGCACACCATACACCAACATCTTACCTTCTTTGGTTGGATGTGGTATTCTGAATGACTTTGCAACAGCGAATAGTGTTCCAGTACTTGGATTAAAATACACTGCATTAGTTGCAGAGACAAACGGTGTCTGATTCGAACCGGCAGCATTCACACCAACAATGTATGATGTTTGTGATGTTGTTGTATTTGTTGCATTGATAGCGGTCGACGGTCCTATTGGACCAATAGGACCTTGTGGACCTGATGGTCCAATTGGGCCAATGGGTCCGATAGGACCCTGTGGTCCTGATGGACCAATAGGTCCGATAGGTCCCTGTGGTCCGATAGGTCCAATAGGTCCGATGGGTCCCTGTGGTCCAGTATTACCGATGGGTCCGATGGGTCCCTGTGGTCCAGTATTACCAATAGGTCCGATGGGTCCCTGTGGTCCGATAGGTCCAATAGGTCCGATGGGTCCCTGTGGTCCAGTATTACCGATGGGTCCGATGGGTCCTTGTGGTCCAGTATTACCGATGGGTCCGATGGGTCCCTGTGGTCCAGTATTACCAATAGGTCCGATGGGTCCCTGTGGTCCGATAGGTCCAATAGGTCCGATGGGTCCTTGTGGTCCGATAGGTCCAATAGGTCCTTGATTACCAATAGGTCCGATAGGTCCCTGTGGTCCGATAGGTCCAATGGGTCCGATGGGTCCCTGTGGTCCAGTATTACCGATGGGTCCAATCGGTCCGATTGGTCCAGTATTACCAATAGGTCCGATGGGTCCTTGTGGTCCGATAGGTCCAATAGGTCCTTGTGGTCCAGTATTACCAATAGGTCCGATTGGACCGATAGGTCCGATTGGACCGATAGGTCCTTGTGGTCCTGTTGGACCGATAGGTCCTTGTGGTCCTGTTGGACCTCCAGCCAAAAGATTCGTGTTTACGCCAGAAGATGCCGCAGTTATGTCAATGTATGCTCCCCGAGCAGTACCACCTTGTTCGAAAAATCTTAATCTATTTTGGTATACATCAATTGTTACGCCTGTGCCAATTAAAGTAGTATTCGAAACAGCTTTAGCTAAAAGAATTTCACCACCTTCATCACCGGCAGATTGAGTTACACTGAGTAAATTTGTGCTAAGTATGCCAGTTGATTCATCCCATGTTAAACGTGAATCTGCACCAGCAACACCGGCGTCATTGTAAATAATTTGCGTGTTTGATCCAGCAATTGGTCCTGTTGGTCCAGTAGGTCCAATTGGTCCGATAGGTCCAATAGGTCCTTGATTACCAATAGGTCCAATCGGTCCAATCGGTCCTTGTGGTCCTGTGTTGCCGATTGGTCCAATAGGTCCTGTTGGACCATCCAAGCCTGTGGGTCCTTGTGGTCCAGTATTACCGATGGGTCCAATCGGTCCGATTGGTCCAGTATTACCAATAGGTCCAATGGGTCCGATGGGTCCTTGTGGTCCAGTTGGACCTGGAGTCAATGAAATGTTATTGGCGTAATCAAATGATGCTTGTGCAGTAAGATTTGCACTATTGGCTTTACTGAAAGCCGCATTAATAATTGGCGATAGTGTTTCACCGATGATAATTTTATCGTTCGATGAATAACCAGTAAGTGTAATGCCATTGGTACTCTCGAACGATAGAATGTCTGTTGCTGATGTGGGTACTAAGAGTGTACCATTCACATTCACCGACTCGAAAACATCCTGTAGGCGAATCGTTTTGATTTGATTCGACTCATTTTTATAATAGATAATACCATCATTGTAGTTGATGGCTAATTCACCATAATTTAAACCATTCGCAACAGGAACGTTACCCGTTTCACCTGATTTCTTAATCTGAATTACTGTATTCGACATTAAAAGCTACCGGCGTCCTCAGTTATTATTGTTTCTTTGAATGGAATTTTTTTGCCAATTTTTTTAGACTCAATTTCATTTTTCAAATTTCGGGCTAGTTCAGTCGTCAAAGATTCAATAATTTTTATCTTCTCATTTAATTCAAATTCAAAAGTTTTAGTCTTCTCCATTATTTGAGATTCAAGTTCATTAATTTTTATGACTAAATTCTCATTATGTTTTCTTGATTTAACTAATTCATTTTTAAAAGTATCAATGTGTTCAGCATTTTTTTTGAGTTCACTTGATTCTGAAGCGACTACATCTTTTTGTTTTCTTATTTCACCCAATTGGTGTTTGAGAGAATCAATTTCATTTTGTTTTATAGAAATTTCTTGTATGTTTTTATTTTCAAAATGTCTTAAACTTTCGGACGCAACATGCAAATCTTCTTCTGCAATTTTTTTCTGAGTTTGCAGAACAAGATTTTTCTGTATAGATTCTGTGACTGTTGCCGATAATAATTCAATATATGCTTGAATAAATTTTTCTTGATTCATACTATATCTCCATCAATTATTTGGTATTTAGAATGTGCCTCCATCAAGCCCACCAAATTTAACACCGTCTGTGCGGTATTGTAAAACTTGCCCTGCTGTTGGTGCGTTTGTTATTCCAAATGCATCTGTTCCATTACCAAATAATACAGCGTTTGCTGTAACTGTTTGTAGCCCAGTACCACCAAAAGATACGGGTAATGCAAAACCTGCACCTAATATTTGTGTGTTATTAATATAAATGGATGCAAGATTACCTGTAGTTGCATTTAATGTCGTAACATTAATTGAAGCAGCAGTTAATAGATTAACAATGTTGGCTGATCCAGTATTCAGTGTGGTATTAGCGGTGATAGTTCCAGACAATAAACTTGTGTTTGCTACAACTGTATCAATTCTAGCAGAGTTGGCATCCAGAAGACCAATGACATTGGCGGAGCCAGCATTCAATTGAGTATTGGCCGTGATAGTACCACCTAGCAAACTGGTATTAGCAATGATTGTACCAATTCTAGCAGAGCCGGCATCCAGAAGACCAATGACATTGGCGGAGCCAGCATTCAATTGAGTGTTTACGGTAGCAACGTTGAATATTGTTGTTCCGCCAATTGATTGACCGCCACCCGTATCAACAATATCATAGTTTGTGCCAATAGCTTTATCAATTTGCCAATTATCAGTTGCTTCGTTCCAGATGATTGCTGCATTGTCGGCTGCACCACGGTTAACTGTGATGTATGCATTGATGAGTGGATAGCCAGCGGCGTTTGCATTCAATACAATATCATTATTAGACACTAACAACGATTGTACGTTAGTATAAGATGTTGTACCTTTAACTAATAAGTTACCAGTAACAGTTACGTCTTGTACAAAAGATGCTGTATTTTGCGTAAATGTTGCAACTGTTGCATTATTTGCAACAATAATAACTTGTCCACCACCAACAGTGTTTGATGCATGTACATTAGAATAACCGGATGTGCCTATGTCTCCTGCATATATTGTGTTTGATGATACTGCATTTATTCTGGTATCTAAGTAACTCTTATTGACAGCATCTGTAGATTGTGAAGCGTCATCGGCAATCGACACCATCTTGAACGCAACATTACCTGCTGTGTCACGGCGAACAATTGTATTGCCTGTGTTCGAAGAGGTGGCATTATCAAGTAGATTGACATAGTATTTACCACCAATTGTAATTACAGTGTTATTTGTATTACCTACAAATAATTTGTCTGATACGTATGAGTATGCTTGTTCACCTGGATTTAATGTGTTAGGTAAAGAAGTTACGTCTGAACGTAAAATTTGAATGATTGTGTTTGTTGCGCCTGCCATTAGAATGTGCCTCCGTTTAAGCGTGGTATATTTTGAACCACGAATTTTTGTATTGTGCTGTCATATGTCAAAACCGAATTATTATTTGCCGAGTTCAAAATCTCAACATCGATTGCATCTGCTATAATAACATCAGTTGGGTTTGGTAAATAATTAAAAGATTTTACTCTTTGTGTATTTCCGGGATTAACTGAAACTTTTACTCCACCCGTAGAAACATTGGCCGTAGGAAAGGGGCTTGTTAGTACCTTTATTTTACTTATAACCTGAGACATTATAACATTCCAGTTGTCTTAGTTACCTGCGGAGATACATTTACGATACCCTCTAACACACGAACCCTTGTTTGATTATTAGTTACATAAACATCATACACGTATCTTCCGGGATAAACGTTTGCTGTGTTTGCAGAATCTAGTGATATGGTTATAATACCGAGTGCTGAGTTTGCCCCTGTTGATACTGAGAATGTTGCGGCCGCATTTGATGAGTAATATGATTTACGCATCTGTGACGTAGCAGTATATGTAGCAAGGTTGAACGACACTCCGGCAACATCATCCAATTCAATGGATGCGTTGAATGATGAGCCTTGCTCTAAGAATAGTTCTGAATAACCCGCAGGCATGTTGTTGTTCCTTTTAATATGGTATATTTATTGTCTTCTAGAATTCAAAAAACCTTAGGTTATTTTTTTCTTCAATTCTTCGATTTCATTTGACAGTTCGTTGACCAATACTTTCAGGGCGGTGAGTTCATCGACTTCTGCTGATAGTTCTTTTATCGCATTCACGAGAATAGGTATCATATAATCATTAGTGATCTGTAATTTATCAACATTTTCTGTCGAAACAATAACGTTGTGATCACCTTCAGCTTCAAGAATTTCTTGAGCAGAGAAACCGTAACGTGTTTTTCCTTCAGCATCTGTTAAACAACCAGTGGTTCGATCTTTAAATGCGAACTCGATTGGATTGATTTTCTGGAAGAAGCCACGCCCATGTGGTACAGGTCTGAATACACACTTATCACGAATATCAGAAACTACGGTCCATGCAATTTGTATTTGGGCGCAAGTATGGGCAGAATTGCCCATAATAATACGGTTAGATTCTGTCGTAATGTTGGCAAGACCAGCGGCGCCTACACCAGAAACGCATCCAAATAATAAGTTGTTGGAGCCAGTAGTGTTGCAACGCCCGGCATATTGACCAATGAAGTTGTTATCGGCGCCTGTGGTGTTACAGCAACCAGCACCATAACCAATGAAGGTGTTGTGGCAGCCAGTGGTGTTGTTACGACCAGCATAGTAACCAAAGAAGTTGTTGTAGCGGCCAGTGGTGTTTAAGCGACCAGCACTTTGGCCAAAAAAGTTGTTGTTACTACCAGTGGTGTTATTGAGACCAGCATTGACACCAAAGAAGTTGTTGTAGCTGCCGGTTGTGTTGCAGCGACCAGCTTGGCCAAAGAAGTTGTTATGTGCGCCAGTGGTGTTGTAACGTCCAGCATCATAACCAATAAAGTTGTTGTTACTACCAGTGGTGTTGTTGCGGCCGGCACAGCAACCAAAGAAGTTGTTGTAGCTGCCGGTGGTGTTGAAGCGACCAGCTTCTCCAAAGAAGTTGTTGTGACTGCCGGTGGTGTTGCAGAGACCAGCACTCCGACCAATGAAGTTGTTGTTGCTGCCAGTGGTGTTGGTGAAACCAGCACAGAAACCAGCAAAGAAGTTATGTTCGCCAGTGGTATTGTATAGACCAGCACGGTAACCAATAAACGTGTTGTGGCAAGCAGTGGTATTTTTGCAACCAGCACAGAAACCAAAAAAGTTGTTGAAGCTGCCAGTGGTGTTGCAGTAACCAGCATCGTTACCAATGAAAATATTGCTGCAACCGGTGGTGTTGAAGCGACCAGCATATGAACCAAAAAAGTTGTTGTTACTACCAGTGGTGTTGTTGCGGCCGGCACAACGACCAAAGAAGTTGTTCAAGCTGCCGGTGGTGTTACTTGCACCAGCACAGATACCAAAGAAGTTGTTGTAGCAGCCAGTGGTGTTACTGCGACCAGCACAATTACCAGCAAAGTTGTTGTGGTTGCCCCCTGTGTTGAAGCGACCAGCATCTTGACCAATGAAGGTGTTGTGGGAGCCAGTGGTGTTGCAGAGACCAGCATCTTGACCAAAGAAGTTGTTGTTGCTGCCGGTTGTGTTGTATTGACCAGCATAACGACCAAAGAAGTTGTTGCTGACGCCCCCGGTGTTGCGGAGACCAGCATACCTGCCAATAAAGTTGTTGCTGACGCCAGTGGTGTTGCATTGACCAGCACCTTGACCAATGAAGGTGTTGTGGGAGCCAGTGGTGTTGTTGCGGCCGGCACAGCGACCAATGAAGGTGTTGTAGCTACCGGTGGTGTTGCTGAAACCAGCACATTGACCAGCAAAGAAGTTGTCTCTGCCAGTGGTGTTGCAGAGACCAGCAGAGTTACCAAAGAAGGTGTTGTAGTTACCGGTGGTGTTGAAGAAACCAGCACAGCGACCAATGAAGTTGTTACTGTCGCCGCCAGTGGTGTTGCAGCGGCCAGCACAGAATCCAGCAAAGAAGTTGTTGGTACCTCCACCGCCTGTGCCACTTATACAACTTACAATGTTTGTTGTATTACATACGTTGAAACTTGTGGTACCTTGTGCACCTATGGGTCCGATAGGTCCTTGTGGTCCAATAGGTCCGATTGGTCCAATAGGTCCAATAGGTCCGATGGGTCCGATAGGTCCCTGTGGTCCAATATTACCAATAGGTCCAATAGGTCCCTGTGGTCCAGTATTACCAATGGGTCCGATAGGTCCTTGTGGTCCAATAGGTCCAATAGGTCCAATAGGTCCAATAGGTCCTTGTGGTCCAATAGGTCCAATAGGTCCAATAGGTCCCTGTGGTCCGATAGGCCCGATTGGTCCAATAGGTCCCTGTGGTCCAATAGGTCCGATTGGTCCGATGGGTCCCTGTGGTCCAGTATTACCAATGGGTCCGATAGGTCCTTGTGGTCCGATAGGCCCGATTGGTCCAATAGGTCCTTGTGGTCCAATAGGTCCGATTGGTCCAATAGGTCCTTGTGGTCCGATGGGTCCGATTGGTCCGATGGGTCCCTGTGGTCCAGTATTACCAATGGGTCCAATAGGTCCTTGTGGTCCGATAGGTCCGATTGGTCCAATAGGTCCTTGTGGTCCAATAGGTCCTTGTGGTCCAATAGGTCCGATTGGTCCAATAGGTCCGATTGGTCCAATAGGTCCGATTGGTCCAATAGGTCCTTGTGGTCCAATGTTACCTGCTCTAGTGAATTGCACCATCACTAAATCATTGTCAGTGAATGTGCCCACACCAGAAACGTATGTGAGAACAACTGTTCTGAAGCCTGTTGAATCTGTTACTGTACCTATAGCAAATACTGCATATTTCGATGTTGGTGAACCAAACACAGAAAGTCTGATGTAACCTTTGATTGCACTGTTTGATTGACCCCATTCTGTAAGTATGGTAGAAATATCATTACCATATGTGTCAAGGTTATCAAAGTAACCAGCGGTTGCAGAAGAAATTGTAGCATTGTTCAGTCGGAAGAAACCTGCACCAGGGTCTGCGGCTGTAATTGTTGTTGAATACTGTTGTGCAACACCAAGAACTGCACCGGAGTTAACAACGTTGGAAGAAATTCTTGAATTTACATCCAACCTCATCTGATTGATTCTGTTTGCTGTAGCGGCTTGTGTTGTACTTGTGCTTGTATCAGTGTCGTTCAACTGAACAATACCAGCATTGTTTACGTTAGCTGTATACTTTTCAGTAACGATTGTATTAAATGTGTTAGGGTTAGCACCAGAAATCTCACGTATTTTCCACATGCTATCAGCATTATCAAATCTAATATAAGCATTTGGTGAGAAAGCTGGACCAATTGTACTTGTTCCAAGATTTGTTGTAAGTGTTCCCGCTGAAACATTAACAGTAACAACAAAAGTAAATGAAGTCGAGTTTACATTTGTTACAGTCCAAGTACCATTCAATTTAGTTTGTTGTGTACCTGTTGCACCTGCAACTGTTATGGATTGTCCAGTGGCTACTGTAACTGCACCGGCATGGTTACATGTTACAGTTGTAGTTCCATCACCAACAAAGTTTGTTGGTGTTATACCAGAAGTTGTCGATAACTGTCGTTGTACACCGAATTGTGCGGTTTGTGATGCTGTGATTGGTGTTGCACCGTACAAGTCAAACTCTGCGGAGTTATAAACTGTGCCACCATCGATAACAAAGTTACCTTTAACAGTTAAATCTTTACCAGCAATAATTGAGTTGTTTGCAAAGATGTTATTTACGTTGATATTTGCAGTGTAAATGTCTGTATTAGCAGTCAAGAACTTTACGTTAATGTTATCAACAACAGAAATATATTGTACGTTTGCAGATTGTAGGTTAGCTATACCATTGGATGTTAATCTGTTCGTATATACATGTGTGACTGCTGAAATTGAACCAGCGTTCATAGTGTTTGCGTTAGCAATACCAACAATATTAGCCGAAGCGGCATTGATAGCGTTAATAATGTTTGCTGAACCACCAGAGAGTGTGGTGTTAGCCGTGATTGTACCACCGACTAAGGATGTGTTGGCAATTATCGTAGCAATTCTAGCGGAGCCGGCATCTAATAAACCAACTACGTTAGCTGAACCAACATTCAATTGGGTATTAGCCGTGATTGTACCACCGACTAAGGATGTGTTGGCAATTATCGTAGCAATTCTAGCGGAGCCGGCATCCAGTAGGCCAACAATGTTAGCCGAATCGGCATTTAGTTGTGTGTTAGCAGTGATTGTACCACCAATAACTGTTGTCACCGCAGACAATGTGCCAGTGTTCATAGTGTTTGCGTTAGCAATACCAACAATGTTAGCAGAACCACCAGATAGTATAGTGTTAGCCGTGATTGTACCACCAATTAATCCAGTGTTAGCAACAATATTTCCACCTTGAATTCTGGTGGAGAATGATTCTGTTGTTGTTACATATGAATTTGAATTCAATGACATTACATACGCAGTACTGGATGTATATAATGATGCTGTGTTCACCATTGTGTTGGCGGAAACGGAATCTACATTCAATTGACCAGCCAAAACTGCCGATCCAGCAACGTTCAAAGTTCCAAGTGATGTGATGGAACTATTGGCGGCCAATGTTGTTGAATCTACGGTATTAGCATAGAGAATGCCAGTGTTAACGTATGAGTTAGCAGTAATACCTTTAATGTTTGCCGTATCCGCATAAACAATTCTAGTGTTAACAAAAATGTTAGCCGATAAACTATCAACGTTAGCCGTCAATGAATATACATTAGATGTGGTAACGTATGAATTCGAATTCAACGACATTACATATGCATTGCTAGATGTATAGAGTGAAGCTGTATTGACAAAAGAATTGGCACTCAAGAAATTTGTATTAACACCAGTATTAGCAACCAGAGCAGCAGTTATAATGGTACTATTAGCCACTAAACCAGCGGTCACAATGGTACTATTAGCCACTAAACCAGCGGTCACAATGGTACTATTAGCCACTAAACCAGCGGTCACAACGCCCGTGTTGGCAACAACGGCAGTTGTTATAACTCCAGTATTAGCAACAATATTACCAGCCTGTAATCTGGTTGTAAATGTTTCTGTTGTGGTAACATAACTGTTGGAGTTTAACGACATTGCATATGCATTGCTAGACGTATATAATGTGGCCGTGTTAACAAAAACGTTAGCTGACACACTATTAACGTTGGCTGTTAATGAATATACATTGGATGTGGTAACATAGCTATTAGAATTCAATGACATTACATACGCATTACTGGATGTATATAATGATGCTGTGTTAACAAATGAATTAGCACTTAAGAAGTTTGTGTTGACCGTATTATTGGCAACTAAACCGGCTGTTACCACGGTGTTATTGGCAACTAAACCGGCTGTTACCACGGTGTTATTGGCAACTAAACCGGCTGTTACCACGGTGTTATTGGCAACAAGACCAGCAGTTGTAATACCAGTGTTGGCAACCATGTTACCAACTTGAAGCCTTGTAGTGAATGCCTCCGTTGTTGTAACATAGCTATTAGAATTCAATGACATTACATATGCATTGCTAGACGTATATAACGTGGCGGTGTTAACAAAAACGTTAGCCGATAAACTATCAACGTTAGCCGTCAATGAATATACATTAGATGTGGTAACGTATGAATTCGAATTCAACGACATTACATACGCATTACTGGATGTATATAATGATGCTGTGTTAACAGATACGTTAGCTGAAATTGTTCTTGCGTTAACTGCACCAGCAACGTTTGCCCAACCAGCATTAATTTCTAAGTTTGCAGTTAAGTTTTGTGTATAAGCTGTTGATGTATAAAGTGTTGCGGATTGTACCCAAGTATTTGAAATAATGTTGGCAACTCTTGTATTACCACCAACAACTAAATTGTTTGCAAGTGTTGTGTTACCATTAAGGATAGTATTATTTGCAACATAAAGGCTAGGACCACCTGCATTATTCAAGCCCGTCCCTAGAACCTGTAAGTTTGCGATGTTAGCCACACCTGCAACGTTAAGTCCAAGACCTATTGTGTTCGCCGCAAATATTGTGCCCTGAGAAACTGTTAAGTTATTCTGAATTGTCGCAGAAGAACCGGTGCCAGTAACTTGAAAAGAACCTTGAACAATTGCATCATTTGCAACTTGTAAACCAGTTCCGGCGGAATTGATAATAAAAGTACCGGTATTTTTGGTATAATTGTTCGCACCAATATCATTGGTTTCCGCCAACACTTTATTGGTTGTAGTTACCCAATCACCAAACGTGTTGGCATAACTTAGAGGTGTAATTTGATTAGCCATTGCTGCCTTTGCCTATTAATTGCTTCAGTAGTTCTTTGATATCATTTACGTCAGATTTCACTGACGCAATCTCAGTCTTTATGTTATTTATTTCTTCTTTTTGCAAGGTCATCATTCTAACTTTAGAATAATATTCATCTCTAGCGGCACTGTCTTTGTTCAACAGCGCCATAGATTTAGTGTCACGTACAAATTTAGATTCTCTTACGTCAACTAACATATTAAATACCTGATGGTAACGCTAGAACACGTAGGTCATGCACGATTGGAGTCTTTGTTGTATCTGATGTTGCAAGAACAATCTTAATTGCAAATTGGCCAAATGTTGTAAATGTGGAACCGCTGGTACTTGTATAAGAAATTTGATTATCTGCCTGGCCACCAGTACCTGGTGCAGCAACATACTCTCTAATGTCTTCTCGACTTAATGAGAATGAATTTGGAGATTCACCAATATTCGTCATTAATTTCCAGTTTTGGTCATTCAAAGCAACAGTATCGTTATTGTTCAATACTTTATAGTAAACATAAACTTGTGAACCTAGTGGTTTATATGCAGTATAGTATACTCTCAAATCACCGGATATGTTATCGAAGGACAATACAACAGGTTTTGTTATATATCTTGCCAATCCGTTACCACCTTTGGCTGACGTTTCACCCGAAACGGTTGCTGTGGCAGAAATTGTACCGTTTGATGCGATAGTAATTGTTGGTGTTTCAATATAACCGGAGCCTGGAGTTGTAATATTAATCTTATCAACATAGAAACCAGTTGTTGCTGGGTTATATACCAAGTTTGCGGTAGCAAATGCTTGTGTGCCATCACCTGCTGTTGGTGCGGAGATTGTAACTGCTGGTGGTGTTGAAGAATAGTTTGCTGTTACACCAATGGTATTACCGGATGTCACATTAATATCTGTATTAGCCAACGACATATTATTAATGGAATACTTGATAACATAAACAGATGTTCCATCATCAGCAACAACAGGAGAAACATACTTATCTGTTGTTGTCATTGATGCAGTTAATACAAACGAAGATGCTGAATTACTATCAATAACTCTTGGACCTTTTCCATCATCCAAATAGATATGATCTTGCATTGTAGTAGCATATCTGCCTGGCTGAACATCTCTTGTTGAATCGGTTGAATAGTCTGAATATAGTCTAGATGTGTAAGTATAAGAGAGTGATGTTCCTGTTGGGGTGAAATCAGTAACCGTTACGTTAAAGGCATCAGCACGAACATCTCTACCAAAGTAGTTACCATCCAAGTTTGTCAAATTATTTCCTGTGTTTGCAAAATATTCCAAATCTGTGTTTATCAATTTTCTCATTGGTACTTGTTTTGGTACGATGTACTGTACTGTTGGTGCAGACAATGTATTGAACACACAATTATCAATTACAAACATCATTTGTTTTGTTTGATCGGCAGTCCAAGTAATACCATTTTGAGATTCAAATAATGAGCCAATATATGGTGTTCCACCAATTTTTGTCAGTGATGTTGGTGTTGCATCAGTTGGAAGATTCTTAACTGAAGAAGGAACTGCAATAGCATTTTGTGCACCAACCCAAATTTCATAATCCGGAGTTGTTGTTTGTAACACAAATGCATACAAATTGCCTGGTCTGATATAAACGGGAGCATCAAATGTGAATTCCGTATATGTTGAAGCATCCAAATATTGAGGTGCGTTTGAAACATTAATTTGCTGTGCAGTCCTAACCACCAATGTTCCATCAAGTGCTTGACCATCAGGATAACCATTCACAGTATCAGTAATAAACAATCTCACTGCCGGTGAATTTGTTGCAGTTGGTTTAGATTTGAAGTAAACCTTAATAGAACTGATGAATGCACCATTTGGATACGTTGCTTTATCAATGATGAATGTCTGTGCAACAGGATCAACAGTGTAAGAAAATTGATTAATTAATACATTATCACGATTCTGTATTGATGTGAACACGGTAGACTTGGCGGCCGCCTGCACTGTAGCACCAAAATTTAGTGACTGACTCTTTGTTGCAAGTGAGGATGCAGTAAAAATACCTTGTGCAAATGTTGTAGCCGAATTAGGATCAAAATCAGTTGATCGATTATCAACCCTCAACAGTCTATCACCCGTCTTGAATGTGTTGGCCGGCACTTGGAAAATGCCTGAAAAATTACCCTGTTCGTCCGTTGAGAGCATAGGAACTTGTCCTAAACTTCCAGCCTGTGAAATTAAGAATGTTGTTCCAGAAATAGAATAACCAGAATTAATTCTACCTCTTACGGAAGGTGCACCAAAGGTTGTTTGGTTTGTGCCAAGAGAAATATTTACTGGTGTTCCAAGTGTGGCAACTTTTGTTGTACCATTGTATGCTGTAATTGTGGCAGAATAATATTCATTTTTATTCTCCCATGTTGTGATATCACCGTAAACATCTTCAAGCCACGCTGCACTTTCCCAATCACCCACCCATTGTTGTCCAATTACTGCTCTGGTTACAATCGCTCTTTGATTTACGGTGGTGATATTAACTTTCGAACCAACATAAAAATCTGTTACAGAAGATGCTGTTGGACCAAGTGTAAGTGATGTTACACTGGAGTAATATGTTCCGCCACCAGGTAAAGTTGATGCTGATCCGGTTGATGCTTGAATTTCACCACTCAAAGAAATTTGTGTAGCTGTTGCATTCGAATATGTTCCAAAAGCTGTATTAGCTATGTATGTTCCAGTTTGGTCAAATCTCGCATTCTGCATTATCGCATTTGTGCTGTATGTAGATGATTTTTTATCAGAAGAAATATACAGTCTTACAGAAGTCGAACTCAGTTTCGTTGCAGATAAAACCCGACCTGTTGGTGTAAATGTTCCTGCTGTGAAGAAACCTACCACATCACCTTCATCGAATGTTCCGTTAACATTTGTTAATGTTATTGCATTTGGCTGAATAAAATAATCATTTACTTTTACATTATCAAAAAATACGGAAACAGGGGTATTAATCTTCATACCTTTCGCACGAACAATTAAATTTTGGCCACGAATATATGGCAACAAGGTCACATCGGTCAAATAAGTTCCATTCAATGATGAAACTTTATCATAGTTTCCAGAAATGGTTTGTTGTGCTTGACTCTGGTATGTACTTACTGTAACTCTATTTCCAACCTGAGTTGTTGCGCTATAAGTTGTGCCAGCAATTCCTTGCCAATCCGTAGCCGCCAACTGATTGAGGGTTGTACCTGCCTGATAGATTGACATATTTGGATCAGTGATAAGAATATCTGGATCTCTCGTTGTAGAAATCCACATATCCAAAGGCGGATTAATATCAAGTAAGCCTTCACCAATAGTAACTGCAAATGGATTCAAACTGACAGTGCTACTCGCTAATTTTTGTACAGCCAAATTGGCTGTTGTGTACGGTAAAGTGATTAATGATGAAGCGCCACCAGTTGATGTGTGGTATTTGTATCCTAATGTTGTTTGTGCGGCCGCAGAAAGACTTCCATATGCATTGAAACCATCTTTAGCAAACAAAGGAGCATTCAAAACCCAATCTGTTGCAGTCATTAACGAAAGACGTTTATTAATTTTTGCGGAATAGTCTGAATTTCCTGTGTCTGCTGTTGAAAAACTTGTGAAGTTATCAACAAGAATACCGTTCTTGAAACGATTCAAACCTCTTGCATCAGGCACCTGCAAATCTGCCGCTTGTTTTTCCAACAAACTCAGTGAAGTGTAATATTCAATATTGTTAACACGTGTTTGTAGGTCCGAAATATCAGACATTGCCCAACGTCTGTGTTGTACCTTTTCAAATGAAAGGTTTGGCATAACACGGTAATTTGAATCACCTGGTAAATATGCGGTATAAGGATCGAGTGTAATTTTTCCTAGTAGCAAACTTCCATCCGGTGTTGTCGGGAAAGTTGGATTGTTTGCTGGTTTACCATTAACAATTGTAAAATTATTATCTTTTGTTAGAACAAGCAGGTCTTTTCTACCAAGATAATATGTGTAATCGGTTATGAAATTTGACAAATCTTGTGGTAGAAGTGTACCACCAGTTGTTGCAATTGAACCAGAATATCGGAAAGCAAAAGTGGATTGTGCATTCACTTGTGAAAGTCTGAAGTCAATTGCATCCCTCAACGTATATGTTGTACCGGCTTTACTTGTATAAGAACTAATTTCAGCATAGTTTTCTGGACTGGTTGATACACCACCATCTCCAGCACCAAGGTATGAGTTCACTGAGAAATAACCATCACCACCAGAATGTAGATAATAGTCCAACAATACTAATAATGCACCTTTAGGTTGAGGTCCACCAGGTTTCAATCTAAATGATGAATGACCATAGTATGAATCTGTTTGACCATTATCAAACAAGAAATTATTGGTAACATCATATGCAGAATTCGTCAACATTGCATTTGTTGGAATAGTAGTTGGTGTTCCAGTATCAATAATTTTAACGATTCGCTTAACGTCAGAGATATACAATGATTGTTTTGAACCTGGAGTAACCAAGTTTACATATGGAATGTAAACCTGTGCATTGGTTAAGTCAACACGAACGCCACCAACGTTTGTGCCAGTTAAGTTGACGCCAGTTGTATTTGCTGTGAAAAGATTTTTAGATTTCAATGCAAGTGATGTTGTTCCAGCGTTTGTGACTGCAACTTTTGCAATGATTGTAGCAGTAAATGTGGATGATCCTGCTGTGAGTGTAGCAATCTTTTTCGTTGAATCTAGTTCGATCTTACGTGTTCCCGAACCTGTTGTGAAGTTGATAACGTTACCTGTACCAAAACCACTAGATTGTCCATCAGTAACAACAACAATCCAGTTAGTCTGTACTTCAGACGAAGATTGAATTGCGGATGATGTGCCGTTAAATGTTAAATCGGCAGTGCCTAAGTTGAACTGCGCCACACCAGATGCAAACGAAACTGCTCTTGTTGTTTTCCAAGAACTGTAAGATGTGTCAGACAAGTTAAAGAGATATGGATAACCTACATTGAACAATAGTTCCGGAGATACACCGTTAAAGAGAGTTGTATTTCCGTTGCTTACATTGTTTGGCACTTTACCGACAATAGGATCAATACCAGCAGATGCAGACCTATTGAAACCTGTGGAAGTTGGAACAACCATCATGTTATAATTTTTAGTATCAAACCTCAATGAGAAGGTTGAACTTGAAGTTGGTGCAACTGTGAAAGGATTTTCAACTGTTGCAGTTTTTGTCGCTTCATTATAGCTAACAATTCTTCCAGAGTAACCAGCACCTGGTCCAGAATCAATTGTAAGTGTTACGTTGAAGTAGGTATTTGCTACTGTTCCATTAAACTTACCGGTTGTGTCAGTGAAAACAACGTTACCCGCAGGTGTTGCGGAAGATACGGCGCCGGTCAATACAGAACTTTGGAAATCGGAGACATATGCTTTATACACATATGATTGTGTGTTTGCGGCATCTGTTGCAGAATAGTGTGACAATCCACGTAGGTATCCTGAACCAACTTTAGTTGAATTATAAGTTGTTGTGTTTGTTGTCACAAGTGAACTGTTTGCGTTGATACAGTGAAAATCAACAGCAACAATCGCAGAGGTATCAAACACACCATTTGCGTTGTTCACATACAAAAAGTTACCATAATCTACAGACAGGAAGTTATTGTTAATCGATGCGGTGGTTCTAGCACGTGTCGTTTCTAGTGTCGTATCGAGTGTATTTTCTACACGATAACCTTTGTTGTATGCAACACCTTTACCAACTTGCAATTGATATGTTGTATTTGAACTGCCTGCTGTTGTGTTCGCTTTTGGAATAACTTTAAAATCTTGAACAACAAAGTCTCCGTTTGTATCATATGTTCTTTTTGCAAAGTAATCGTTGATAACACCATAAACTGTACCATCAACAAGGCGCTGTACTGTGCCTTCCGTAATGCGTGTGAGTTCGATAAATCCAGAATCGGAACCAAGAGTAAGATTTTTGGTGTCCAATGTTAACGTAATTGTGTAACGGTCTGCACCAGGTGCTTGATAGTTTGTGGCACCAACAGCAGGATCCAACAAAGCTGGATCTGTCACATAGTCGGAAACAAATTCGGAAATGGATAAACCAATACGTTTCGTTGGTGTATTTCCATATTTTTGAACAATGATAGTTTGTGGTTGTAGAGAAACAAAGTTACCAATTGAGTAACGTGAATATGTTCCATCATCATTTTGTACATCAGAGAAAGAATAACCATTTATGATGTAGAAAACACCCTCAGAAACGGACGCCGTACAAGATAGTCCCGTAAAATCGGTTGGAACAATTTGTGCCGTTGTTGATGTGGTTGATGAATAGATTATATCAGAAGCGGAGAATTGTTTACCTGATAGGTATGTAACAATAAGTGTTGGAGAATCTGTGGATGTTGCTTCTTCTGTAGCTACAACTTTAGCATAAATTGTACCAGTACCGTCTGTAATGATTTGATTTAAAAAATCTGATGCTGTAATATCATTGTCATTATAAGTGGTATTCAGTCTCAAATAAACGGCATTTGTGTTTATTGTAACCTGGCCACCGGAAACAGGAGTATTCTGTTTAAAAATGTGATTAGCAAACTTACTAATCTGGTCTTGGAGTATGGTTTGAGATTGTGTTAATTCTCTAGCCTGCACTGCACGACCTGGACGGAACAGAACTCTATGGTAATGGTTGTTTGGATCGAAATCGTCGTAGTATGGATCGACATTGAAGTTAAGCATTTTTGTCCTTTAGTATCCTAAAACCAATTTAAATATTTCCGAACCATCTGTGTTTCTTTGTACTGGTTCTCTATTTTCTAAGTAAGTTAAATAACCTGAAAACGGTATAAAATCTGGTGTTTGTTGTTGAACAACAACTCTTGCTGTTCCCGTTGATGCGCCATAAATTAACGCACTATTATTGGCAACTCCCTGTGTATTTATTAGCCTTAAAGTATTGGGTGCAGAATCAAAACTTAAAACTGTTGCAGTAAATGTTGCTGAAGCCAATAAACCATTCGGAGATTGATACACTGTTTCATCTGGCGTATATAAACCAAAACCTTGTGACATAACAAAATCGGTGGTCGTTTTGTAAATCTCCGCATTTGCTATACCGGTTGTAGTTCCGAAGTAAGCATATGGGTTTACAAGAAGCCCAAGTTGTCTGAAGTCAATATCGGTGGGTAATTTACCACCTTCTTCCTTGGTAAATCTTGCAGTCATCATAATATGTCTAGTACCTAGTTCAGATATAGGATTATATGCATGTCCACCAATGGGTGATGCTGGCGCAATAGCTATGGCACCTGAACCTAAAGACGATGATATCGTTACGTTTGCATATGAATAATTTGATCCAGTATTTGCTACAACAATATCTGTTATAGAATTTGAAACTACTGTAGCATTTGCTGTTGCATAAAGCCCATCACCAGTAACAGTGACAGTAATAGTAGCATTCGAAGGATCATATCCTGTTCCACCATTTGTTACATTAATTACATCGATACTACCGGAACCAGCAAACGTGGAAAATGGATTTGGTATGCGAGAGGTTATTGGAACTGGCATCCATGCATCATCCATAAACTTTAGTTTACTACCAGAAGTAATGGTGTACATGTATTTCCATTTATAATCATCGGCACCTTGGAAAATCTGGTTTGCATTAAAAGTTCCTGGCTCGAAGTATGGTTCTGTTGTTGTAACTCCACCATTATTATTCCAAAGGCATTTAAAAACTTGGTCGAAACGATTTCTAACATAGAAACGTTTTAAAATAGTTCCGTTCGTGTCGAGTGCAAACATATCAACATCATCTCTATAATAATCATAAACTTCTCCTGAAGTCCAGTCGATTCTTTCAACGACAGGAGACATATCATTAGATGTTATTTTTTTCGCAACAAACATATTTTTAAATGTTTCTTTTAAATACTTTTGATCCTGTGTAGGCGCAGGCGGTAAAGATTCTGTTGGCCAAGATTTCACACGGGATAGGAAACAATAAAAAGTGCCGAGTGCTTGGCCGGTTATTGCAACAGATGCAATAGGTGAATAATAAACGGCAGTAGTTTGATATGTGCCGTTTTGATATGTTACAATTCCATTATTTGCTGACATTATATAATCCTATTAAGCGCCTACAACCTGAACAAGAACGTTCGCAGTATCTGTTCCGAAACACATATACTTTGCAACGATTGTTGATGTTGATGGGTGTACGAACGTAGTTGAGTTTGTTGTTGAGTTGAGTGCTGAACAACCGTGTGTGAAAGTTCTGTTTGACCCCGAAGTATTTGTCATCCAAAGTTCCACTTGTTTACCTGGAACAAAGTTTGAGAAAGACACCGCATAATCGGCTGCAACGTTGGCACGGAGAACAGCATTGTTTGCAAAGTCAATTGTAATTGCAGTTTGTGCGGCTGCAAAAAGACGGGGTGCATAAATGAAACCTTTTTCTGGGTAAACATAACCGTCAAAGTGTACAGCATCGCCATTGAAAGATGCAATTTCTTGTACAGTGTTCGAACCATTCGGAATATTATAGAAAACAATTTTCGAACCACGTGCAGTGTCTGTGTAATTTTCTGTTGCAACGACATCAATACGACCAACACCAAGTGGTGCAAAACCTGTTGTGCCCCAACCGTTACCAGCCATTCGCATCAACACATCATTGTTCTGTGTTGCTGTTGGTGATGCTACTGTACCACGTGCAGAACGACCAGCAACTAAGCTATAAGCCGAACCATCTGTACTGAATGAATCATATATGATACGAGCAGGTATATTTGCTCTACCAGTAACATGTATCATTGTTCCCGATTGAGAAAGCGGTTGCACAGTTGCTGTTGCTTTGATGGTGAGTGCCGCTTCTGTTGCACCGAATGTTGAGTTCGCTAATACAAATGTTCCATTGACAAAGCCATCACCTGATATATAAAAATCACCAGCAGTGAGTACACCATTAGTATTTGCGATTGCCGAGTTTGCTTTGTTGAAAGCGGCTTGTGCAAAAGTAGTTTGTGTTGTGTTATTGGAAGTAATAGAGCCATTGAGTGTTGAAACGTTGGAGGTAATTTCACCACGGAGAGTAGCAACGTTTGCCGACACTCTTGTATTGATTACTGAGTTAGCTGATGTGGCATTTGCAGTCACAACTGAGTTGATTGAGTTTGACCAGATACCAGTCGAGTCGATGTAGCCAACAATGTTTTGTGTTTGTAGACCGCCAACAACAAAGTTAACTTTACCTGTTGCGTTTGTTGTACCAATCGCTAAGTTACCTTTGTTAGCTCCTGAAGATGAAATATACAGATAACCATCATGTTCTTTTGTTGCTGAGAATGTTGGGTCCGAATATGCCGAACCATTCAAACCCATGTCCAAGAAATGGTCTGTGTCATTACCATCGTCAGCAGTAATAACAAAGTCTCCCGAACCATTTGGATTCAAGTTCTCATGGTTAACTTGCGTGTACACACTGGAATTTCCTGTGAACTGTGCTATAACATTTGGTAAAACTGTGTGATTGTTACCAACAACAAGGTTATTATTTGAATAAAGACCGGCAGCCAGTGTTGTGAGTGTAATCTTACCAGTAATATTGGTTGGAATGTCAACACCAACCAGCACGGTATTTGCCGTGTTGGAATTGACTGTAGTAATTGCTGGTAAGTCCGTGATTTTTACTGTTGCCATTTTTTATCCTAAAATTATTGTTCTTCCGTCTTGTGTCGTAATCTCTCTATTATCCTGTGTTAACAGTTCTGGATAATAGATTGTACCAAGAGAGTTATAGAATTCTACATTCGATGTTACTAATGTTCTACCAATTGAAATGTTTGCAGAATTGGATGAGAATGGTATTGTTGTGTTGGCAAAAATAACGTTGTTTGAATATTCAACATACGTTACTGTACCGTGGAATGTACTTGCACCATTTACAACTCTAATTCTATCTCCAATAAACACAATATCACGCATCTTGTTTGCCGTGTTACTGTACTCACCGTTGTTGATAACATCATACTGATTCGTCACTGACCGTATATTTATTCTATTGTTGGAGGTGAGAACGTTTGCTGTTGCAACGTTTGCAAAAGATAAGTATACATTGTCACGAATCACAGCGGTGTTACTTACATGATTCACAGAAATAATTTCCGAGAATACATTTGGTCCGTATCCATATATCAAAGAAACTAATGAGCCTGGTAAAGCGATGTTTGCAATGTTTGCACCAACCAACGCATCAAATTTAATAATGTTGTTACTTGTATTCTCGAAAGTAGAATACATAGCTGCATTTGAACCTGGATCACCAGTATAAAAACCTAATGTATGTGTATTAGATTGGAATGATTCTTTATGAATATCAATTGTTTCTTGAGACTTAAGCGCATTGATTGGAATAACTTTTGTGCCTGATGGATGCAATAATTTATAAAGAACTTCTTTGTACGCATCAAATGACTTCTGTACAACCAAATTATAGGTGAAATTATTATAGTCTTCATTCTCCAAAATTTGATTTGAACTTGGGAAACCATCATCATTCAGATATTGACCTGTACCAATAATCAAACCGTTTAAGAACTTTGCTGTTGCCACAGCCGCACCGTTACCATATGTTCTGATACCATTTTGATAGATGAATTCACCAGAGGATACGTTTTGTGTTGTGTAGGTATTCGCTAAATCAAGGAAAAGATTTGCACCCAAAGCACGGTCTGTAGACTTTAACTGGAGGTTTGTTTTGGTATTTGAACTGTAGTTATAAACTCTTAGAACATATTTTGAATTTGCCTGAATGGCATCAGATTCTAACAATGTAATTGAATCAACATATGCTTTAAATACGGCAGTATTTACGTTTGCACCTTGATAAATTAAATCACCGTTCTTAATGATATTTGTGGGTGAAACGTTCGTAACAACCAAGTCACGAACTTTGAGTGAAACTCTAGGTGCTTCAATGTAATCTTCACCAAAATTTTCAATAACAAACGATGTAATCGCACCGATACCACGTTCATCAGACACTGGAGTTAATTGAGCACCATCACCAAGAACAGTGTTCACTCTAATAACTGCACCAGAACCACCAGATGATACAACATTCAATGTCGGTAGGTTTGTCTGTATATATCCCAAACCTCCTTTTGGATATGTCGTTACATTTGTTGTTGTGTTTGAGAAATTATATTCAGTTTTAATAATTGAACCTGTTGCATTAACAGTGACGTTCGCATTTGCACCTACACCACCAGCAGAGTTGGTGAAGGTGATGATATCACCGTTTGCATAACCTGTTCCAGGTGTAACAATTTGAATTGGTCCTAGAATACCAAGACTTGCAAGATAACCTTTTATTTTCAAGTTCTCTGTTGTCTGCGGATCAGTTGTATCGAATAATGAAAATGCTCTGACTGATGGTAGCGAGGTGTATCCTCCACCACCATTGTTTAATAAAACGGTAGCAATTGGATATGTTGAGAATCCGGTAAATGTAAATGCATTTGCGAGAGAACACACTGAGTTTGCTGCCACGTTTGCTGGGAAAAATGGATAAGAACTTGCATCAATTCTTGTTGCAGCAAATAGTGAGTTGCTCATGAAGTTTTGTGGAATAAATGCGACATTTATTTCACCGGCAGGATCAACAGAAGAAACGTTTGCAATAGCACCTGAACCTCCACCGCCAGATATTCTAATGAATGTGTTTGGATCTTGTCTATACCCATATGAACCATCAACAAGAGTAATATCACGGAGAGAACCTGATGTTGTTTCATAAACAAATGCTGATGCACCAATACCTGTTGGTGTGTTTAGACCACCATAAAAAACTACTGGGTCTCCAGAATATGTATCGGATCTGCCCTTATAAAGTTGTCCACGTTTTTTAGAATCAATGTTGATGGCAGAAATAGAACCTAGGATTTTTGCCTGTAGTTTTGTTGCACCAACTGTGTTTTCAGGAACAACTTTAGAATCTTTAAAATATAAAATTTGATTGTTGTTATCAACTACAACAACATCTTCACCTGATTGAAAAAGTCTTTCAATGTTTGAAATGTAAATTTCTGTTCTATTTCCAACAGAAACACCCCTCTCAATAGTAGCAATGGATTTTGAAGTTACACCAAATAATCTATAGTTTTCAATTGAAAGCCATTGTTCATCGTTTGTGGCAAGCCTCAGACTTTTTGATACGTACCATTTACCATCAGATGCCTTGAAAATAACATCACGTGTGAGGAAAATATCGGCATCGGAATTGTATAAAGCACGGAACAAAAATTGATAAGATGCTGGTGTACCTTTACGTGAGTATAGTTCTTTAGCCGCTCTAATCAGTTTGCTTTTGTCCGCAAGACAATCTACGGGAAAATTTGGTAAAAATTGATTGATATAGTAATCAATAAACTTATTAAATGTTTCACCAGGTTCTACAAAATTTAAATCTTGATAGTTTAAAAGATTCTGTGTGCCATAGATGACACCTTCTTTACCTAAACCTATGTTTTGTTGTTCCATCCATTCATAATATGCCTGGATAAATGCAACAAATGTTTGATAGTTATCGTCCGACCTGATAAACTCAGGTAGCTGATAAGGAACCTTTAACGAGGTTTTTTTGGCGAAATCAGTAGTCATTATTGTATACTAACATTTACTGTGATTGCTTCTGGATCAAAACTATCTGTAGCGATAATTCTATTATATGTAGATGAAACAATGGTTGAATCTGGTACCACAGAAATTGTAAAACGACCTAAATCATTATTGACCGTTAGTGGTGAAAAATCTATAAGTGTAACTTTACCTGTGGAATAATTAATTGTTCCTGCATTAGCATTGGAAATAGTTTTGATATTATTTAAATAATAATATGTTCTTAGTGTACCTTCGACACCCTCCAAAATTGGTGATGCATATGCCAACCCACCTGAAGTGTCTCCGTCCTGTGGTGTTATTGTTACGAACGCCTCCGTGTAATTGAAGCCGGGATTTGTAACGACAATACTGTTCACTCGACCAGATGCTAAGACTGCAAATGCTGTGGCGCCTTCTCCGTCACCTGTTATAGTAACAGTTGGTATTTTTGTGTATCCGAAACCCTGATTTAAAACATTGATGGTTGCAATACCACCAGTTGTTGTGGGAACCTCTTCAAAATAAATTCCATTTCTTACCCCGGAAACGGCTGTTGGATCAGATTCAGAAAAATCTGGAGAACTATTTAAACCAGCGTTATAATAATTTCTCTGTAAGGGAACACCAAAATCAAAAATGTATGTTGATCTAGAATTTAATTTTGGATAGAATTTTTTCTGTAATCTTATAGAACATTCATTTGTTATAATAGAGGTGTCAGCACTTTGAATATAAGAAATTAATTCAGGAAGTTTAAAAACCGAATTGAATGTGTTGAGTGTATCTGATGAAAATTGGTTTATTTGTGTGAGAACCTGACCCTTAATTTGTCCACCAGTCAAAGTAGTTTTCTTTGGATCATATAAAACTTTTGTGTTTATGTTAACGTAAGTATAATCAGGATCAACAATTGTTGGTGTCACAGTAAGGACTGAAATTGGTCTGATAACTTCAGAAATAAGTCTTTCTTTTTGTGTTGGTGTCAATGTAAAACCGCCGGCTGGTTTAACTGCACAGAAAATTTGACCATAAACTGGAGGATCATTTTCTTCACCACCCCAAACAGATACGGAATCAATTGGTAAATTGGTAGAATTGTTTTGAATTAGATAGATGTAATCTTCTTTTGTCACAGCACGCCCTTGTGCCGCATATGCTTTAGGTGCAGTATATTTAATTGATTCGATTGTTTCTTTGTCTGAGCCTTGTGTTGCCGATGAAATAGATGTTACTACAGTATTGGAAAATCCACCAACACTAGACATAGATGTGAAAGAGTTTGCACCAAAGGCTGAGGTGCCAGATGTTGTAATGTATGTGAGATTAACGATGTTTCCGTTTACGAGAGATTGTCCTAATAGCCCGTCACCAAAATAAAGGTTATATTTTCCATTCATACCTTCTTCTAAGAAATATACAGTGCTTGATGGTGTTAAATTGATGTAGTTTGTTGAAAGATTATATGTTACTGACGCAGCATTTGAAGAAGATTCTTGCACAGAAACGATTAATGTAGATGTATCAACAGCGGAGTCTGGAATTTCAAATAATTGTTTTGGATTTGTTGTGCTATTGTATGTAAAACTGTATGATGATGCAATACCCTGTGAAATAATAATGTCGGTAAATGTTGCAGTATTTGAAGTTACGTTTACTGTTGTTGAGTCTGTTGTAAGGAATGTATAATTTACATCATCGATGGCTTCGGAAATGAAAGATGCGAACTTTGGTAAAGTAAGTGTAGGTGTTGTTACACCGTTTACTGTGATATGAACTAAAGCCTTTGGTGCAACTGCTGATTGTGGAATGTAATTTAATAGTTTAGCATGTGAAACGACAGAACCACGCTGAATAGCTGAGTCTAAGAACATTTCGTTTGCTACCATGTTTAAATAGTATGCATTGTACTGTGTATTATATGCCAATAAATCGACAAGAACAGAGAGTGCTGAACCATCAAAATTATAGTCTTTGAGTGTGTCTTGTTGAGATAGAAAAGCCTTTAAACTAGCTTTAATACCACCAAAATCAAGATTCGTAATCTGTAGGCCTGAATTAGCTGTTGCCATTATCGTGTTCTCTCAAGAATTAAATTGATTGCTGTGGGTTGTACATTATTTCCAATAAAAAACTCTATTCCCACACTGTAAGCATTGTTATCTACCTGTTCATCGATGGTGACCTGCACCAATCTAACCCTTGGTTCATGGTTATTGATAGTGGTTTCTATCTCAGTTTTTAAATCTCGTGCTGTTAAAAAATCAATTGATTCAAATAACAACTGTTCGATTCTACTACCAATGTTTGGTTGAAATGGTCTTTCATAATTTTTGGTCAAAAGTAAATAGCGGACAGAACGAATGACCGCCATTTCATCATAACTCAAGGCGATATCATTTCTACCAGGAGTCCTAGTGAAATTGAAATCTATATCTGAGTAAAGTTTTTTAAGTGTTTGTACCATTTTATTATTTATCGTAGGAGTAAAATGACTTTTTCAAAACCAAGAACTTGCGCTAAAAAATTCTAGGGCCGGAACAAGATTTTCGAAATTTTATGAAGTATTAGTGTTCGCAGTATTAGATGAAAGTTTTTGCTTATAACTGTCTGTACCTATGAGGTTGTTAATTAGATACAGTTGTGTATTTCCAACATTTTCCAAATTATCAACCTTATTAGAGTCTTCCAGTAATATTAGGCCTTGTTGATAAAAGTTCCAATCATGGAGTCTTCGTGTACTTAACATTCCACTCGCAGTTTGTAAGTGGGAAATTATCGAATTTGCTTGTGTGGTCGATATGTTTGATGCTAAATTTCCAGTGCCATCCAAATAAATTGAAGAATTCAGCGTTGGATAATCAGCAGTAATAATTACGTTATTTGAAGCAATCTCATCTCCCATGAATAAACTTGTCATGTTTCCTAGCAACGGAGTTGAATCTTGAATACCATCGGTGTTATTCAATAACATCAATAAGTTTTGTCCTACCTGTACAGCGGTATCATAGTCGGGATATTCGACAACAGGGGAACCGTCTTCTGGAACGGTAGATTCAGCTTTTGTCACACCAGCGACATTTGATGTATGTTGCTTGAATAAATTAATTTCGGATAAAAGTGTGTTTGCCGATGATTCTAATCCTGCTCCATTAGCCGTATCGTATGTAACAATCGTCACCATTACGTTGTACAAATTTTGTGTACTAGATTGAAGTTGATTACATACATTCAAAACTGGATTCTTGTAGTAATTTGTTGCAATGATTGTGCCATTGGCCAAGTCATTTTTTTGCCATGTCTCAAGCGATATGGGTTGTGTGTTTAGAAAGTTTTTCGTATCTTGACTCAAGTAAATTGCATCACCGAATTTACCTGTATCAAAACTGAAACTTAATCTGTTAAATACGTTTGCTCCTGCCATTCAAATCTCCATTATAACATTTTACGTAAAGGTGTGGAAGTTGGACCCTTTGGTGCTTTATGTATATGTGAATTGTATTGCATTCGCATAGTCATCATCGTACCTAAAGTATCTCTCACCATAGCACCCTGTGTGAGTGGTGTCCAAAGACTTACTGCTCCAAATATTGGTCCAAGAGTATCGATACCAAGATTTGAACTTAATTTCATGCCGGCTGTTACATTTTCAACCGCTGAAACTGATTGTTTCGAAATGATTGAGCCCGAAACATTTAAATCACTCTGTATATTAACGGCTTCAGCGGCTCTTAATGTGATTACACCCGTTGCGGTACCAGCAAAAAGTGAAATATCTCCACCTGATGTGATTTCAACCTTATCTGTCGAATTTACTTTTGTTTTACCATTCACTTGTTGATATGAATCACCTTCGACTTTACTGTATGCGTCACCTAGTACATGTACAACAGAGTCTCCGTTTATCGTAATGTTGCAGATACCCTTAATGAGAACATTATTATCATTTGCTATGATTTCATACTTATCACCTAAAATTTTAACGATTTGTTGACCGTTTGCTTGTATCTCAGTGAATGTGCCAGTTCTATGTTGAATACGCACTCTTTCGTATTCTGGTGTATCATCAAGTTCGATAAAGTGCCCAGACTCCGTACCAATTACTTTATTTAGTGGAGGAGAAGCATTCCAATCTGATGGAGGTTCATTCCATGAATAATCATCCGGTTTTGTGTCCAGAATTTGTTGGTCTAGTTGTGCTTGTGTTGCCATAATTAAATTCTTCCTGAATAAGAGTTCGGATTCAAAGTTGTTTCTGCCGTAGATACTAAGGTGGAGGCACTGGCGATTGTTGTTGTTGTATTAGCTATAGTTTTTGTAACATCCGAAATTAACACAGTTCCTTCGGTTATAAGTTGCGAGAAGGTACTGGTTTCCGAATCTACATCGGAGGTAAACACACCAGCCAAAGCGGCGTACAAACTAGCCAAACAATCACTGAATTGTTGAAGTAATCTAGCAGGCAGGCTTAAAAACCATGCAATTGTTTGTTGCACTTTTGCTATAAATTCCGCTATTGTTTTTATAACATTATTAATAAAGTCTAGTAATTCGTTAATTGTTTTTAAAATTCCACGTAAAACTTTAATAGCCGACAATATTTGTGTTGTTATTGGTGATGATGCCGCAGCACCGGACGTGAGAGCCTCAATTTTATTTCGTATTGCTTGAAATATTGTGGAATTTTTTAAAGCCTCAACTGCCGCCTGGTATTTTATTACACCTGGAATATCACAAACGTGTGCCCGTGAATTATCCGACTTTTCAATTCCTGTACCCTTATATGTATTCGATGGTGCGGAAGCCGTTGACTCACCTACACGTACCGGTTTCATTGCAGGTGTGTCAGTGTAAACAATAGGTGTTACTGCATCAGATTCATTTAGTGTTGAGTTGGTATATTTGGCTTTGGCGTAAAAACCTTTACCCTCAACAGCATCAACATCTTGCTGTGGTATAGCAGGAAATACACCCAGCATTGCTGGTGCTTGTGATGATAGGCCGTCCATAAAGAAGCCAAAAACATAATCACCTTCCATTGGTGCGGAAAATGTTCTAGAATCATTAACTGGATATAATGGTGTTGCCCAAGGTAACTCTGCTGTTGGAATTTCTTGTAAGTTATCTGTGTGTGAACCAAAAATTCTAACCTTACAACGACCAACATTTAATGGATCAACACGGTCTTCAACGACACCAATCCACCAAACGAAATCATCGTGCCCAATTCTATTTTTAAAATCTGACATTATACATCACCCTTTATTGCTTTCTCCATGTCACCAGAATTTGTATAAGTGTTCACTGATGCTCCGTAACTATCTTTTACAACTTCTAGTATAGATTCATATTTACCAAGATGGTCTATAATATGTCTAACAGCCGTAATCATGTATTTTCCAGAATTTATCGGATCAATTTCTCCAACATAATTTCCAGATCCATCAGCACTTCTTTTGGATGGTAAAATTATTTGAATTATCATTCCAACAGTTAAATTTGGATCGCCAGAAACGGATAATCTTATTCTCGAATAATGAGAAAGTGAAAGTTGTGCTGTTCGATTTGGCACATAATTTTCCACTCTTACATCATTTGCCACATTCCAAGGTTCATCACTGATACCTATTGACTTCTTTTGATTGGCATTTGAAGTCAATACCTTTAAAACCGCATCATAATTTTCATTTGCGGTTTTGCCTAACCTATTTTTAAGTTGTGGTATTATTGGACTATTATTTAAATTTTTAGATTTGTTAAAATACTTTAAGTAATCAAACACCGTATCTCTATAGGTTCTTGTCAACGGATCGATAGTAATTACTCTATTAGCAAATGCACCGGTTACAGTACCATATAAACTATCAAACGTATCTAAGAAAACGTATGATTTAATACCAACGATATCTCTGCCGAGTTCTCCTGTGTTTTGTAATTTGCCTAAATTTCTGGGAATATATGAGTACCTTGTGTATGCATTTTGTGTAAATAAACTTTGCAATGAATAAAAATTAAAACCTTCCGAATTTTCAAAGAATAAAAAATCTGCACCGTCTTTACCGACAGGTTTTGCATAACTTGCAAGCCAGTTAATAGCTTCAATTGGTTTCTTATATGGTATTACAAAATCATATAGCCCATCAGTCTCCTGCATTCTAATATATTTTTTATCAATTTTCAATTTATTATAAAGTATGTCATAAATCATATCTGAGATTTTTTTTCCAGAATATGATTTACTTATTTTAGTTTGTTCTGAAAGTAAAAGTTCTTCTGAGCAAAAATGTAATGTGTATGTTTCTGTCGAATTATTGTTCAAGATTCTTTCAGACACTCTGTAAATTCTAAAGTATTTTTCAGTCACATATTGTTCTGATACTTTTGTGGATTTTTTAAATTTAAGTTTTAAATAATCGAATCCTGTCATGGCAAGTCTATCAATTAGACTAATAGAATCTGTGATTAAAACATTACCACTCATTATACCTTTAAAAATATCTTCATAAAAAGATACTTCTATGAACATGTTTTTGAGGCTTGTTTTACCGGATGATGTAATCAAATATATTTCGTCAAGACTGAACTGGTCGGCTAAAACTAAACCAGCAGTTTGCACAGTTTCCTGTGGCTTAGGAGCAATAATAGACGATCCACCAGCAACTTCAATTTTATTCATTATTCAACTCTCATCAGAAGTTTAAGTTGTTCTTCCATCTCACCAATGTAGACCTCATTTAACAATTTTATTTGTCTTCTAGATTCATTCAAATCTTCTTCATAATCATATAATGTTACAATATTTTTTGTTGTTGATACAATACATTGTGTTCCGTTTGCAACTGGAGGATCCGGTATATCATATGTTACTGTAGATTCTGAAAGTGCATTATAAACACTTTGCGTTATAGATACTTTTTTTATCGTTGATATATCGGTTGTTTTATCTGTTGTTGTAACTACTTTTTCATATTGATAAACTGTTGTGTTTACGTATTCAAATGGTGTTTTATTCTCAGCTTCAGCTTCTGTTATATATTTTGCATCAATGTATTTTAGAAACGATGCATATGGCATTGGCCATTCCCAAATTGGATCTAAAATTTGATTTGAGAACAATACGATCCAGTATTTAAATGGATCACCATAATATTTGTCTGCAACGATTTCTGGTGTATCACCTTCTTGTATTGCATATTGATAAAAAAGCATTGGATTGTTTATCAATTCTTGAACCAGTGCGGCTCTAGTCAAAAGATTGGTCATCAATATTGGATAACCATTTTGGTCCGGAGTAACTATTTTAGGTAATGTGTCGAAATAATACATTAGAAACCTTCTCCAATTCTATTTTTATCAACAATGACAGTTTCTGTGAATTGAAGTGACATTCTTATTTGCACAGGTGATCCGTCATTAAATGTTGCCCATCCGTTTGGTCCATAATCTACTGATATATTTTCTAAAACACTACGACCTATTTTGTGTACGTATGGGTTTGCTTTTCCTTTGTACAAGAACTCTATTTCAAAAGGATATGGAACATCAACAAATAAAGATTCTGCAAAACCAAAAGAACCTTTTTTGATTTCAGGTGCGGCCGCAAATTTAAAAGTCTTGATGATTTTATTTACTGTTTCTGTTTCCTCTTTACTGTAGGGTGTAAACAAGAAATCGAATTGGAAAGACCTGAAATTTACTTGTTGAAATAAAACTTGTAACTGTGGATTAAATGCTTGACCCAATGATCTTAGCGCAAGTGGTTGTAAATCTCCACGCAAACCGAGTTTTGTACCTAAACGTCTTGCGGCCTCAGCCCTTAAATATGGATCATTAGCAACATTATTTCCAAACTTTTCAACAGAATCCCCTCTATTCTTAACTAAATCTACCAACGATGTACCCGCTTGTGCGAGAAAAAATGGTCTACCCAACGTTGAGGTAAGCCCAATTTCAGTGCTGTAATTTGTCGAATATTGTACATTCACTGTGTCTGGAATATACAATGAAATTGTTGCATGTTGTATTCTTTGAACATCAGCCGCAACCAATTCATTAACTGCATCTGCGGCAACTTTTCCAGCTTGCGACACTTCTCCCCCACCAAGCAATCTGCCCACCTCAACGGCTTTCGTGGCCGATGCTGGCTGAGCATTTGGATCCGGCTTCATGCTTGTAAATCTAATTACATGGCTTCTTGTCGGATCTGTACCCAAATTTCTTGGATATCTATAAGTTCCAAATTCATACTTATTTCCATACAGCAACTGGAGAGGACCGTTGATGGTACCTGGTACTGAAATACCTGCTATTGAGGTTGGGATAGATATTGGCATGGTTTTTTTTGTTATTTTAGAAAGGTAATATACATATTTATATGGCATACAGTGGAAGATTTACACCTCGGAACCCACAAAAGTATCGTGGAGACCCAAAAAATATCATTTATCGTTCGACATGGGAGTGCCGAGTGATGAACTGGCTCGACTCGAATGATACCATTATCGAATGGGGTTCTGAGGAGTTCTCTATACCATATAAATCTCCGGTAGATAACCGTGTTCACCGTTATTTTCCTGATTTTTACGTGAAAGTTAAGCAAAAAGATGATACAATCCGAGTGATGATTATCGAAGTAAAACCAGCAAAACAGACTAAACCACCAGAGAAAAAGAAGAAAGTCACAAAACAATACATCCAAGAGGTGGTTACTTGGGGAATCAACGAAGCAAAATGGAAATCAGCAACTGAATACTGTCTTGATCGTGGCTGGACTTTTAAAGTGTTAACAGAATATGATTTAGGATTAAAATGATTAGACTCCATGTATTGTCGGTTCCGCATACGGCATCGACAAAAGAGTATACGGTTTGTGCGTTTACTCAAAAAGTGATTAACTTCTGTAAAATGTACAAAGACATGGGAATGCATGTCATTCATTATGGTCGTGAAGATTCTGACGTTATCTGTGATGAACATGTCACTGTCACAACACGTGCATTGAACGAGAAGGTTTATGGTATATATGACTGGAAGAATCAAGGACTGAAATACAATCAGGAAGATGAAGTTTTTAAAACATTCAATGAAAACTGTATCAAAGAGATTGGAAAACGTAAACAACCACACGACATTATCCTTTGTTTTTTTGGTATAGCACAGAAACCAGTTTGTGATGCACATGCAGAATTGCTCTGCGTTGAACCTTCTATCGGTTATCCGTCCTCATTTGCACCATACAAAGTATATGAATCGTATGCAGTGATGCACGGTCTTCAAGGTCCAGACAAAGTTGCAACCGCTGAATATAAGTTCTATGATGTTGTCATCCCATCTGGTTTTGACCTGAGTGAATTCGAATACACTGAAAAGAAAGAAGATTATTTTCTGATGTGTGGTCGTATGGTATGGTCAAAAGGTGTTGATATTGCGGCTCAAGTGTGTGAACAACTTGGCGTTAAGTTGGTGCTGGCTGGAACAAGCTATGGACCGCAAGATTGTAATCTTGGTGATACATGGCCTGCTCACGTTGAATATGTTGGTTATGCTGATGTTGAAACCCGTAAACGTCTAATGGCTGGAGCTAAAGGATTGTTTTGCCCCACAATCTATAACGAGCCTTTTGGTTATGTAGCAATCGAGGCGATGCTCTCTGGAACACCTGTCATCACGGTTGATTGGGGTGCATTTACAGAGACTGTACAGCACGGAGTTACTGGTTTCCGTTGCCGCACATTTGAACAATTTGTATGGGCGGCTAAGAATATTGATACAATTTCACCACAAGCGTGTCGGGAATGGGCTGAGAAGAACTACAACTTTCGTAAAATTGGCTCAATGTATAAGGAATATTTTGAGTCTATTATTGATGTTTCCAAAGGTACGGGCTGGTACACAAGGAACGATAGTCGCACAGAGTTGGATTGGCTCACAAAAATACATCCAAGGCTAAACTAAATAGTGGATGGCTTCAACACTTACACAACTTACTCAACAAAAAACGGCTCTGGAACAAGAATTCTTGTCTAGAAAATCTGTCACGTGGTTACAAAACCAGATGCGTGACCTAAAATCTCCAATCAAATTGGCGAGAGAAATAGAAAAAGAAAAAGGTAGGCAAGGTGGCCGATTTCAGATAGGTGGGCTTTATCACTTTTTCTACGATCCATTAACTAAGGGTGATTTACCCTACTACGACATATTTCCTTTGGTGATACCACTTAAACGTGATGCTGAAGGATTCATAGGTCTAAACATGCATTATTTACCTCCAAGGTATCGTGCTGTGTTCATGGACAAACTCATGAATTTTGCTATTACAAATGAAAATGATGAACCTAAACGCCTTCGTATAACCTATGATATTCTAACTGCATCGAAGAATTTCAAAGAGTTTAGGCCTTGTTTGAAGCGTTACCTGAATAGTCAAATTAAATCTAAAATTCTGACGATTCAACCACCAGAGTGGGAGACAGCACTATTTCTTCCCACAGCCGTTTTCAAGGGCGCACCGATTTCTAAAGTATATGCTGAATCGGTAGCCAAAGCACAAAGTAGGGTATACTAATGGCAGGATCAATCGCAGAATTCAAAGCAAGTTTTAATACAGACTTAGCACGACCAAGTAGGTTTGACGTAAACGTTCCAATTCCAATTGGTCTTCTACCATACAGAGGAATTGGAAGAACACTGAATATGCGTTGTGAAAACGCAGAACTTCCTGGTCGTTCAATCTCAACAACAACGATGAAAATTTACGGTGTTGAAGAAAAGTTTCCATATCAAACAACATACAATGATACGAGTCTCACATTCATTGTCGGTGATGATATGGCGGAAAAGAAATTCTTTGATGCATGGTTGAACTGGATCAATCCAACAATCAACTACAACCTAAAGTACAAAGCGGATTATGCTGTTCCACTCACAGTGAATCAATATGATGTTAAGAATCAACTGTCATATTCTATTACAATGTTGGACACATTTCCGATTGCAGTAAATCAGATGGATTTAGATTGGTCGTCAGATGGACACCACAAACTTACTGTAACATTCGCATACACAAGTTGGAGAAATAATTCTCTTGAAGCACTTGGAATGGAATTGCTGGAAACCACTATTGCGAATTCATTGTTTGCTTCACAGATACAAACAGAGTCTTTACTAGGTAGAGACTTAGTTCAACAGCCGTTTGAAACACGACAACAATTTGAAGATAGACTTACACCTTAAAATGGAGATATAAATTATGGCTTTACCAAAAATCGACACACCGATTTATGACTTGGAGTTACCATTATCAAAAAAGAAGATTCGCTTTCGTCCTTTCCTTGTGAAAGAGCAAAAGAATCTTCTCATGGCAATGGAATCTGGAGAAAGGGAATCAATTGAACAAAATGTAAAACAGGTTCTAAATAACTGCACAGTTACAGAGGGTATTGATATCGAGAAACTTCCTGTTATCGATATTGAATTTTACTTTTTGCAACTCCGTGCGAGGTCTGTCGGTGAAGTTGTCGAAAACAAATACCGTTGTGATAACACAGTTGATGAAAAAGTTTGCGGTAACATCATGGAAACTTCACTGAACTTACTGGACATTAAAGTCTCAGGTGTAGTGGAGGGTAATGATGTTATACAACTCAATGAAACAATTTCGATTAAACTAAAATATCCAGAGTTTTCCATATTGAGTAAATTATCCAATTTAACAAGTGTTTCTGATATTGCATTTGAAATGATTGCTGAATCTGTAGAATACATCTATGATGGTGAACAGTTTTATTATGCAAAAGAAGTTGAGTCGAAGGAGATTGTTGAATTCATTGAATCTCTCAATCAACAACAATTCTCCAAAATTGAGGACTTCTTTGCAAATCTTCCAAAGATAGAAAAGAAAATTGAAATGAAGTGTTCACGTTGCGGCTTCGAACACACTCTTGACGTTGAAGGACTGGAAAGTTTTTTCGGTTAACATTTGGTCATGATAATTTGAGAAATTATTACAAAACTAATTTCTCTTTGATGCAACACCATAAGTACAGTCTTACGGAACTTGAGAATATGATACCGTGGGAACGTGATGTATATGTTGGTATGCTTATACAATATATTGAGGAAGAAAATCAGAAGATTAAACAAAAGATAAACGAGAGCAAAATTAGATGAACTACTACGATGCCGCCAGAATAAGAAAAAAAGGCTTCGCTAATTTAATGACAGATAGACTGGCATCAGGCCAGGGTATTGTCTCATCTCTCCGTGGAACTATGTCAGATAGGTCAATGGCCAAATCCATGGCCATGAAAGAGAGATTTGATCCGATGAATATCGCCAAGTTCCTCACTGGTGGTAGCAAACTTGCACCAGCAATCGTTGGTCGCCTCATGGGTAGAAGTAAACAAGACATTCGATACTTCACCGGCAAGAAACAATATGAAACTGGAAGTCATCGCCCAAACTACTATGAGAAGTTCAATTCAGGTATGGGTGGTGGTCGATCTGGAAAGGCCACCGAAATATTAGAAAAAATTGTGTCCTTTATGCAAGATTCCAGGGAAAAGGACTTAGAGGAACAAGATACATTCGATTCATATAATGAAATGAATGAATACATGAAAGAAGATAATCACAAAGAAGTGATGAATGTATTCAGGGATGCAATAAAAAAACAACGTAAAGCCATGAAAGACATGGCTAAAGAAGCCAAGAAACGACAGGTTCAAGAAAAGGCTGAAACAACCCCATCGACTCCTTCCACACCCACACAAACAGCACCAAAACCACCTGCACAAACATCACCGCCGGCACAAACAGCACCAAAACCAGTCACACAGGCCAAAGATGCGGCCGATGCCGCCAAGAAAGCCAAAGATGCCAAAGATGCGGCCGATGCCGCCAAGAAAGCCAAAGATGCCAAAGATGCGGCCGATGCCGCCAAGAAAGCCAAAGATGCCAAAGATGCCGCTGATGCCGCCAGTGCGGCCAAGAAGGCTAAGGATGCCGCTGATGCCGCCAGTGCGGCCAAGAAGGCTAAGGATGCCGCTGATGCCGCCAGTGCGGCCAAGAA